CAGCGATTCTAACTCTCTCCTTTTTATAGAGATCAAATCCCAAATCGATAAGTACATCGATAGTATCTCCGTCAAGAACTTTAACGATTTCTGTTACTCTGAAGTTGTAACAACTCTTCCGACTTGGCGGGACCATGGCACCCATAGTCAATCTCCATAAGTGTATTATTTAGCATGTGTGCATCTGCCTCTGGAGCAAAATATCCTGCACTAATAATAGCAATTGCTATAGATCCAAGAAGACCTATAGCAGCTACTACCTTCTCATTAGCACGAACTCTTTCAGTGAGCTCCTTCTGCTTCTCCAGTAATCTCTCTACCTGTGATTCTAATACCGCTATCTTCACTGATTTGCTCATTAGGATACCAAGTATCATACATCATTATGTAGTATATTGAAATCCCTACAGCAATAAGAAGGATAGCAATCATAATGTTAATTGACCAGATTACATTGCCTCCTGCACCCATTGTCATATCAGCAGCGTATGCTTGTGCTGCTAATGTAAATGATAGAAAAAGTGAAGTAACCATAATGGTCAATCTACTTAACCACCACATAATTTCATGTTTCATGATCTTGTTGCATAATCAATAAAATGAGGATGCATCCTTAAATAGGAGACATCCTCTTTGCTGTGTTGTATTGCTTCATATGAATCGACTGCGTACTCGCAGATTTCATACTTGTTATGTTGTGTGTCGTGATAACCGACAGTATAATGTCTCTGTTGAGTCAGGGGCATGATTGTTTCAATCCCATACTAATTTTATATAGTATAGCGACTAGGTATTATAACGCAACCATGTGTGGAGTTAATGACAGTGTGTTCTTTACAACATCTATAGCTGCAGGAAGACATGCATATTCTTTTCTCTGTATTGCTTTTGTCAATGTTTTAACAGTGTCGTGGGGTAGAATTTCAACCTCTGATTGCATTATAATTTCTCCACCGTCTAACTCTTCATTTACATAATGAACAGTACAACCAGTGATTTTCTCACCTGCCTCCATTGCTCTCTCTACTACATTCAATCCCTTATACTTAGGAAGTAATGATGGATGAACATTGATAATAGGAGCAGGGAAAGCAGAAGGATTTTTAATCACTCTCATGTATCCTGCAAGGATAATGAGATCTACATTCCATGCTTCAAAGAGAGAAATCATATCTTCCTCATCCTTATGATGAACATAACAATGAGGGATACCAAATTTATTTGCTCTCTTTACTGCACCACACTTTTCTTTGTTGTGAATCATAATCACAACTTCATCTTTGGCACAGCTTCGTACTATGTTCTCAAAATTAGTGCCATTACCTGAACACATGACTCCTAGTTTCATTTGCTTAAGGTTTTAATAGAACAATATCCTTGATCACATAGTTTATGCAACTTTTCTATGATGCGTTCATACTCATCCCAAATATATTCAGAACCAGTAGTCTCTTGAGATAATTTACAAGCAGTTACCAGACGAGCAACATCATCCTCGTTAAGTCTCATAGTGCTATTAAACAACTATGAATAATTATAGGTGCGATTTTTAATTTTACACCAATATGTCAAGATTTCAAGTCATTTCATAAGCATGACTAAAAGGTCTTATCCCTCGTCTCTTTTCGTGCCTCTCTTGAAGCTCTTTGATCTTTTCTATATTATCTTGTTTTCTTTTTAATTCGTCTACCTTTTTCTGAACTTCTTCCAGTTCCTTTTGGATATCCATTGTAGTTTAAAATGCTTCACTTATGACCTCCCCACCAAAAGCTACACGGTGAGTTGTGGATCTAAGTGCATTTATTTATACACTTTATGCCTCTATAACACTATTAGTTACACCATGTCTTTGGTATGCAGATGGTGTTCTTGTAGTGTTATCAGTGTTTCTTGCCTGAAATGTACCAGGAGTTCTTGCGGAATTATTAGGATTTCTTGCAACGTAATCATCATTCCAATTCTTATATGTAACTGTTGCCCAACCTTCAGTACCAGAAAACTGGTTGACAGTTGTACTGCCAGGTTGAGGATCTACTGGATCGCAATCATTATCGTTTTTTACGTATGCCATTAGCGTTTACCTCCACTCATTTGTTTTAGCATTTTTTGTAGCTCTGCTGTAGAACCTACAAACATAGCATTGTTGGTGACTTTAGATGGACCTTTTGTTTCTGCATCTAAATCCTTCATCTTCTTATGTAGATCAGCAAGTTTATCTGTCATGTCTGCGACATGCTTCATTGCCGCTACAGCGACTTCATACGCTCTAGGGTGCCCTGACTCCTGTGCAACCTCTAACGCCCCTTGTACCGCCTCCTGACCCTTGTCTATGAGACTGTACAATTCACCACGAGTATATTCGTAGTCTTTTGTCTGGTCATCCGCTTTAAGTTTAGGAGCAGATGGTTTGGATGGAGTCTCAACATCAACACTGATGTTTAGCATCTCCTCCATGTTTTCTTCTAGGCTACTCATAATATATCAATCCCCTCATTAAATCCAAAGTCATCACCAGCATCTAATATAGCTGTATCAGCAGCATCTATATTACCATCTGCATTAATATCAGTCTTGGCAACTGGTGTGTATGTTCTTGTAATAGCTCTACGGTTGACTGCAAGATCACCAAGTGTTTCATGGATGATTGCTTTCTTAATAATATCTGATGTGTTATAAGGACCGTATAGATAAGACTTCATTGTAAAGTTTAGAGTATAGATGATATATCTACGTTCATAGAAACTATCGTCCCACTCATCTTCATAACTAACATTGTTCAGAACAACAGCAATATCACGCTTCTCATTCATATCAGGAATCATGTTAAGTGTGATAGAGAACGATGGTTGAAAGTACGGCAATATTTGCTCAGTAATTTGTAATGCATCGTCTTGTGACTTTGCAATAACTCCTAGTTCAAAACTTAGGTTATAAGGAACAGGAACATATTGTACTTTTACCTCAGTACCATTACCATCAATGATAGTTTTGTATTTTTGAATAGGAGATGTTTTACGAGTAGAATCGTAATCGATACTTGTCATCTCAAAATAGAGACGTGGTAAAGTGATTGCTACTTTTCTGTTAGATGCGTTCTCTTCTAATCTAACAATAAATTTTTGCTTAGGACCATATGCCAATGGTACTTTTAATTCTTCTAGAACATCACCAGTGCTAGGATCTGTACTCTTCATTGTAATATTATTAAAGAGCGTACCGAACGCCACAATGTTCTTACGAACAATTTGATTGTAAAAATGTGATCCTAACATTAGATACTACCTGTAAAATTACCAAACTCACCAAATGGATTTTTCTCAGTCCAATCCACAATGTTATCAGCATCATTTTCGATCTCTCTATTTTGATCGTAACTGCTGTTGACGTTATTTAGAGTGTCAAATGTTTCAGGACTCCACTTAGCACCTGAGGTTAGACCTGTTACTACCTCGTCAGTTGTGAATGTTCCTGTTCTATTGATAACTGAGAGAGATCTAGTTGCACTATCCCATGCCTTGACTTCTGCTCTATTATCCTTAGGTGAGTAATCAATAGTAACAGTAGGAGCAGATGTGTATCCAGAACCTCCAGCAGTAATAGTCACAGCATTGACAATACCAGTAGCACTAACAGTTGCAGTAGCAGTTGCACCTGTACCACCTCCTCCTGTGATAGTAACTGTTGGTGGTGTAGCTACTTTATAATGTGCTCCACCATCTGAAATTGTAACACCTGATACAGCATCTCCTGTAATAGCAGATGTTGCCTTTGCTAAGAACTCATCTCCAGCAACTTCCTCACCTACAGTGAAGTCTCCTGTACCACCAGGATCCATTACTAGTTTGATAGAATTATCAAAGAGTTGTTCTACTACATCAATCTCTGCAACACCAGTATCAAAGTCATCACTACCAACCTCATAGATCTCAGCAGTGATAGCATAGAATTGAATCTTACCAAACTGATAGAATGGTTCTTCTTTTCCTACAAATTTAATTTCGTAAATATCTTGTGTTAATGGGAAGTACAATAAGTCTCCCTCATTAGGTCTGCTATCAACTTCCAGTGTAGGATTATGATCAGCTACCTCTTCATCCCATCTTCTAGTAGATACACGGAAGATGATCTCATCTGTAATTCTTAAACCGAACTTAGATATAAATTCAGCATTGTCACCAAAACCCATAACGTTCTGTAACAGCATCTCAACTTGGAATTGTTCTTGATACTTAGTGTATCTAACTTCATCCAGAGTGCTGTCTTTTAGGACTATCTTGGGGATATAGTAAATATCTGTACCAAACAGTTTGATTTGCTCATCCACAAGATCCTGAACGAGACCTTGTTCGCCACTGTGACCTTGATAGTAAGTTGGAAAATAGGAACTGGTAGGCATTTTATCCGATCATATCCATTGGTGGAATTGCATACTTACTGAGAACTTCGCCTTCGATTTTCTCAATTTCTGCTATAGCGTCTGTATATAGTTCTCTACCATTAAGTGTTACACCACCAGGTAGCTGTACATTGTTATATTTGATTAAGTTCTGACCCCACTGCTTTTTCAACAATGAAGTAGCATACCTTTTAACAAAGAAATCATTGTACATTTCAGTTGCATCTGTAGGATCAATCATACGATGAGCCTCTATCAATAGATTCTGTCCTTCTTGTAGGAAGTCTTTGTCTATATCAAGATACAAACGATCACGACGCTGAGTATATCTAAACTGCTGGAATGAACCATTGTTTAAAACCATATCTAGAGTCTCTAGATATTGCTTGGTCATATAGTAGTTTAAGATATCAAGGGATCCAAAAGCATATAGATCATTTAAGAACATTCTATATTCAATACCAAATAAGTTAGAACGAATAGAGTTACCTACCATTCCAAAAACCCTAGTGATACCAGTTACATGAGCTGGTATAGGTATATAATTTGTAGCTTCATCCCAACTTGTAGTTACTGCTCCTTCAACTTTAGTTGTAGTTACATTTGCTGCAAGACGAGTTTTATCATCTGCAGTTATCTCATGTACGAGATAACATCTCTCCATTCCGTTATAACAGTTCTCCTGAAAGAACTGAAACGTGTCGTCAATTACATTGTTTACTTGCTCATCATCTACATTAACTTGCAAGACAGGTTCACCTAATTGCCTTTTAGCATATGTAATTAATTCTGATTTTGAACTTGGAGATGCCATTTCACACAATAATCCCTTCTTTTATATTTAGGGATTATTCTGCTGGTGCCTCTACAGGGGGTGCTTGAGGTGCTTCTGCTGGTGCTTCTCCTTCTCCAGTAAGCAATCCAATAGTCTCTAGACCACCTGAAAGTTTAATCTTATATTCTTTTGCTTTAGCTAGGTTTTCCTCTAGTTCACGAATCTGCTTATCTGTAGTAGCAATTTGCTCTTCAAAATTCTTTTTGAGTTGTTCGGGATCCATGGTCATTGTTATCAAATATGATAGTGTATACTGTATTTATATGTTGATAGAAGCCTTAAATGAATACCTATCATCCACAACTACAGATGGCATAAAATTCATAGAGACAGAAATCCTACCATCTTTTTGATTATCAGAATACCCATGTGTAAGGTTAGATGGCCAGAGCATCAACTCTCCTTCGTTAGGTAACATAATAACGTCACAGTTATATTTTCCTAGTGTGTTTTTATCTACCTGTAATGAGATAGATGCACTTGATGAATGAGATGCACTATCTGGATGTCTAAAGAATAATGGAGCATGTCCTTCTTCATGTGCAAGATAATATGTTCCTGAGACATATGCATTGGTATGGAAATGTGGATATTGTTCACCACCCATATCACATAGATTTATCCAGCTGGCAACGACGATCATTTTTTCTGGAACTTCATATCCCATATTTTCAACAAAAATTTTGCATTGATCTTCACACCATTCTTTAAATGATGTCATCTCTTCTCTGTGTAGAAACGATCTACCAGAATTATTATCATAGTGGTGTAATTTTTCACACATTGTATTTGTGTCCATATTTTCACCCATCATTATATCAATGATTTGTTTTTTCAAATCGGAATGATTTGGGTAATCTTCTCTACCAATAGCTTTGGGGAAGATATCAATTAAGTTCATGTTTCTTTAATATAAAAATATTTACTCCATTCCACCAAGAATTTATGTCTTCAATTTCACCAGTAAGAATACTTCTTTCATACAAAACTGTAAGATTATTCTCTTCAATAAAATCTTTTGTCGATGTCAATACACCATCAAGGTTTGCATCATCAACCACTAATATAAATTCATTCTCTGTATATTGAAGAATGTGATTTAAGCAACTCCTCTGTACATTCAATTCATGATCTGCATCATAAAAAATAGTATTTACTTTTTGATCTAAATTTTCTTCTGTAGCTTCACGGATATCACCATTTAAAATTGCAATGTTGCTGTTGTCTGTCCATACAGATTTTACATTCTCAATGAAAGTTTCAATAGATCCTTCTTCATCATCCCATGGAATGTCTTCTCTGATTGGTTTGATATCTACATCACGCCAATGATCTGCTGCATAAGCAGTAATATCATTACCTTGAATTGCTGCACAGAATGTGCTGCCATTAAACACACCAATTTCTAGATACTTTGTATCCTCGTAAGAACAGAGATTGTTGAGGAAGTGCCTTACCTTATCAGAAGTTAGACCCTGAATGTCGTGATCAAATTTTGACTTCCCTTCAATAGCTTTATCAATGGAGTCTAAACATCTGGTTACAAATGGGTGACATACTCTCTCTTGTTTTTTAAGATGTGCTTCAACAACTGTATCGCAATAATTACATTCCCAGCAATCAAACTTACAATTTTTAATTTTATCTCTCCACATATCAATGGGACGATCTTTCATATTAAGATCTTCCATGTATACATTCATACGTGGGAAGAGAATTTCATCACCATCATTCCATTTTTTAATGATGTCCATAGACTCCATTAATCTGATAGCACTTTCTCTACCATGCATTTTAAATACATCAATACCTAGATCAAGAAACTCTTGCCAGTCTTCTCTCCATGGCGGAATGTTTGCTGCTTTAAGAGATGCTGATGATTCTGTTACATCCCAAGTAGAACAAGATACTCTACTAATCTCATCATTAAAATACTGAGGACCATCAGTTCTAGTACAATTAAACTGATAGTGTTCTGGCATGATAGGACATCCACCCCAACAATTTTCATTAGCTAGTAATGATAATTTTACTGGTTTACCAATAGAAGCACAATATTCTTTTGCTACGATAACTCTATCAAGAGCATCCCTATCCCTCATCAAATCTCTATCAAGATTCACATAATGGAATCCTGCTCTAGCACAAGCAACAATTTCATTTGCTTTTGTAACTTCTCTAAGAATTGTATTTTTAATAAACAGTTCAGGAAATTCTTTTTGAATTTGACCTGAAGAAACCCATGTTGTATGAGGTAGCGTTACAATACGAACACCCTTATCATACAAAGGTTTAAAATTTTCTATCCATAAATTTAGGTTTTCCTGATCTGGTCTAATCCATATATTATTAAATGTAGCTGATAAGGGAATGCCAGTTTCTTGAGAAATAAATATTGCATTTCTTGTAGTTCCTGCAATAGGATCAACCGTAAAAATATCACCCATCGCATCCTGACTAAAAGGAGGAATGCGACAAGTAAAATAAAGATCGTAAATTAAATGTTTATGCTCAATGAGGAATGGTATAAAAGTTTCCTCAGCAAATTTTTTATTGATCTTCGGGTTGATCGGCAGACTGAAGACGCTTGTCATTGAGTTGGTCACGGATTTGATCTAGGAGTGGGATGTTGAGGTTGTGTTCTACACCATGGAATGTAGGAACTTGAACGTTAGGAGATTCTGCATATGCTTGGAAATACTTTTCTGTTCTTCCCTGAATCTTGTCCATAGAAATTTTCATCAAACAAGCATACTGAGATGCAACATCAAGAATACCAACTTGATCTTCTTCTTTCATCATAGCAATAGAATCCATGTTGCCAATACCGACTCTACCATTTGCCATAATATCTAAAGCAGCTTGTTTACCAAGTCTTGCAATCCAATACTTTCTTTCATCTTCTTCATCCCATTCAACTGAATCTAATAGATCTTGTTTTGTTAGACCTTTGTCTTTAATATAATCTAAGAAAACTTGAAGTTCATATTCTGCTTGACCCTTTCTTCTATTCCACATTTCTTTATCGAGTTCAGCAAACTCAACTTCAGCTGCAGCAAATTCAATATCAAACTCATCTCCATCTTCTTCTTGGAGTTTTTTCAAAGTAGCTTTATCACGACGTAAACGAATGTCTCCCTTCTTTTCATCAAGGAGCATTTTTTCATATTGATGTGATCTGTTTTCGATTTCTAGTAGAACTTGTTTTAGCTGTCGATCTTCTGTGACATGTGATTTGATCACATAGTCTAAAATTTGATTCTTCGACATACCAAGAGATACTCTTACAGCAATATCTCTAATTTCTTTATCTGTAATTACACCCATAATAAATCAAAAAATAATGATTAGAACTTAATACCAGGAATTACCTCTTCTCTAATAAATACACCCTGTTCGTTTTGGGTGTATTTATTTTCTTCTTTTGCCTGTTGTTCTGGCATTGGAAGACCAAGGTAGTTCTCATATAATCTATTTATCTGCCTAACAGAAGTGCAATCTGAAAACGTTTTCTTTAATCCTGTAGACGCAATGTAGAGTGCTTTTACATTTCTGTTGTAAGCATTTCTTTTTTCTTGAATTTTTGTTTTTAAATCAGATGTAGAAGAACCTTTAGCATCTGCTAGTTCTCTAAGAATATAATCGTTATCATTATCTACATCATCATTTTGATAATCCCAAGTCTTTTTCTCTAATGAAGTAGCACCTTCATCTAGAGATAAGAACCTTTGTTCATAGGTTTGCTCAATAATTAATTTTGCTAAGAACTTCATAGTTCTTAGAATAGTATCGTATCTTTTTTGTGTAACAGGAACTGCTACTTTAGATCCTTCAGGTGCCATATCGGCATAAGATAGATTATCAAAATCTGCCTCATTTTTAAAATCATCAGCAGGAACTTTAATGGTAGAACGAATATCACCAAGACTTCTCATACCAAATACTGCCATCTCTTTATCCATCTCGACAAATCTGTCTGATAAAGAATTTATACCATTTACGTCTTCAGAATCCAACGAGAAAACATACCAATCAAGAACAGAGTTGATTGGTTGGTATGTAAGTAATTTTGTTAGATCGGGGAGTTTACCAACGAAATATCTTTTAGTCATGCTTATACTCCTGTGTAACCGCTAGCTAGTGTACCATATTCAATAGCAGCACCTGATGCTCTTCCAGGTGTTCCCTGAGAGTTAAGACTGCCGTTCCATCCAAATGAGTGTGTGGAGAAATTTATTTGACCACCAGTATTGTTCTGATTACCATCATACATACCGTTCATAAGTCCATGAGTCATTCCAGTATGGAATGTTTCTTCACCAGTAGTTCCTGGTTTACCAACAGATCCTAGGTTAGAACCAGTAGTGTCATCTCTTCTTGAAAGTGCAGCGTTGGTTTGGTAACCACCTGCAGTGTTCCAATAAGAGAAACCAAGACGTGTGTTACAAGTCTTGTTAGTTCCATCAGTGCCAGGAGCAGAACTCCAACCAGACCACGATTGAGTTGACCAGTCAAAGCTGTATCCATTACCACCTTGCTTATACCAACCTTTAGTCTCACCATAACCACATGCAGGGTTGTCACCACCAGTAGATCCACTACCACTAACAGTTGTTACACTGTCATTGGTTAAGTCATATCTATCTGGGTTGTTATTGTTATTTCCACAAACATATGCATATTTAAAGTCTCTCTTCATAACAGAAGTTCTGTTTCTAGAAGTAGACATTGACTGTCCAGCACCAGTGTTGGACTCAGTGGACATGCTGAAAGTAGAAACATAGTTACCAGTGGAATTCCAACCGTTTGCTGTGCAGAAAACATATGCTCTCATAGCAGAGTTTTGAGCACCTGCGGTATACGCATCAGACTGATCTAGTCTGTCGCCAATGTTAGCGTTACTAAGCGTAGCATGTGTACAACGGTTGATGTTTCTCCATGCAGAACCACCTCGGTAACCTGCTGCTGGATATCCTCTAGTAATATTAAAACCTTCGGCAAACGCAACAATGTTTTCCCAATAAGCGTTAGTACCATCTGATTTTAGAGAAGCACCAACAGTGCTATTCTCATTTCCATCAGGATATTGTGCTGGTAATGTTGAAAATGGTTGTCCATTAACAAGCAAGTCATTGTTGCCGATATCGATATCACCACCAAAGGTACATGAACCATCCGTATTCAACGAAATGTTGGGATTGGTTGAACTACCTGCGGCGGTATATTTAAGTTGATCTACTCTTAATTCTGATGCCATGGATATTAGGATCTCCTTCCGTATTATTTAGACAATGTTCCAGCTACCGCCATCAGCAATTGTAATCGCAATATTGTTATTTATAGTAATGGGACCAAAACTACCACAATTTGTTCCGTTGGGAACAGTAATGTTCTCAGCAACAACTTGACTGTTAGATTTGAATATACCGTAAGAGTCAATCCACTGTCTTACGCCGTTAGCGTAAAGAACACTTGTATTTGCTTGGTTAACAAAAGTTTGACCTTCAATGTTTGCAGTTCCAAGAACATGTAAGTCATATGTAGGATCTTGCTTCTTAACACCAACTTTAGATAATCTATAGATGTCATTGCCATTAGAAGCTTCTGTCCATCTAGATGTTACGAACTCTTGGTTGTTCTGGAAGAATTGACCATCGATGTTCATATCTCCATTGACATTCAACCTGTATGATCTTACCTGATTATTGGTTGGGTCAGTTCCAGATATTGATGATGTATAGATACCAACTCGATGGTCACCTCTTACATAAATTGCGGGTGTTCCATCCCATGAAGAATTACCAGCAGCTGTAGATGGTGTTATCTCAAACGCATTACTATGACCCCATTGGTTACCAATTCTAAAGTTTCTTTCTGATGAAGAACCTAAGAACTGGATACCAGCACCAGAGTTATCATTTGCGGTATCAAGAGTAACGTAATTTCTAAATCTAGATTGTCCGTTAACATCTAACTTGTAGCTAGTGCTTGGACCTGTTGTGTTAATACCAACCGTACCAGATGGAACAATGGTCATTGCCTCAGTTCCAACAGTGATTGGAACCTCATCACCACTTGTACCAGGATCAACCATGAACGCTAATCGTCCATAAGAAGACCAGAGTGCCATTCTCTCAGAACTTCTGTGGTCATAAAGTAGACCACCTCTTACCTTATCTTGCCATGTAAATGACACACCAAACTGAGTATCACTACCACCAGAACCATCTACCCAGTTACCATTGAACTGACCAAAGTCCATACGATGATCATCATCATAACTATCAAAGTTGGAAGTTCTCATTCTCAACTTAACGTATGACTGACCAGCACGGTTAGTAAATACAGTCTCACCAATACCAATCTTATTCTCAGAAGCATCAACGAACAATGTATTGCTATCAACGTTAAGGTCAGCGTTGATAGTTGTTGTATTATTAACAGTTGCTGTTCCACTAACAGTAAGGTTAGAACCTGCACCAGTTAGGACAAGCGAACCAGTCATGGTGTCGCCAGTCTTAAGAACGTTGAGTGATGCTGCACCAGTTAAGTTTGCAGTAATTGTTCCAGCAGAGAAGTTACCAGAACCATCACGTTGTACTGCATAGCTAGCAAGGTTAGCACTACTAAATTGGATGTTACCTTCGTTCCATGCTTTTTGACCATTGATAGTAAATGCATCAGCATTTAAAACTGTTAATGCTAATGTACCAGAACCTGCTGAAGCATTACCACCAGCAGCTTCTAATTTAGCTGTATAGTGAGCATCTCCACCAGAAACTAATTGAGAAGATCTGAAGTAGATTGCAGGATTGGATGACTGACCATCAACTCTTCCAAGTTTTAGTTCACCAGATCCAGCATTATTAACAATCTTACCAACATCTACTGTGTTACCATCTTCTAGAGTAAAGTCATCAAATGGTTGTCTGTTAGATGCACTACCAGCAGTAATAGCACCAACAAAGTTACCAGAATTAAGTCTACCAATTAGAATTGTGTAATCATTAAAGTTGTCTGCAGTGTCATCGTTTGTTACAACACTATCAATAATAAAGCTACCGACTGCCTGTGCGTTAGAGTTGTATAGGTTAATTGGATTACCTGGAGCAAATACACCAGTAGCAGATGTATCAAGTATAACTCCAGAGAAGTAGATCCTGAACTTAGGATCACCAAGGAATCCTTTAACAGTTACGTTATCTCTAAAGTTAGTTGCACTAACAAATCTTGGAAGTCTGTTATCAGATAGAGTTCCAGAGTTAATGTTTAAAGCATTCTGATACCAAGTACCTTCTTTGTTATCAAGTTTGTCAGCATCAAGACCTGAATCTAGACCATCGTTTAATCCTGTCCAGACCTTTGCCCATGTACCGAAAGAACTAACACCAGTTCCAGAACCTCGGATCCACATGTTGTCATTATCAGTGAATGCAAGTTGTCTTACACCACCATATCCAGCATCGAAACCAGTACCACCAGCTCTGAAGGTTACCGTCATATTTCTGGTACCACCATCACTTAGTCCATTAGCACTGTTAAAGATTGTGTTAGAAACAATACCAGAACTGAAGTTGTTAGGGGCAGGAGAAGATGATGGGTTGTTAGTACCTGTAAGAACACGAATAGTGTTACCTGCTGTACCAGATATTGCAATGTTGTAAGTTCCAGATAGTCTATCAGAAGATAGAGTACCAGCACTCTGGTTACTAGAGTTTAGATAGAAGGAACCTTGTACACCGTCAAGTAAGTCAGCGTCAAGACCACTATCTGCACCAGTCTTAAGTTCAACAGAACCGTTACCTGCCTGACCGATATTGAACTGTGCTTTCTTATATCTAGAAACACCAATCTCACCATAAAGGTCAGCAGAAATTGTTAAATCTGTAACTCTCTTAACGTCAATAGATGCGTTTGCATACTGTCTATTAACAGTAGAAATTTTTGCTTCTAGAACAAGAGAAGATCCACCACCAATAGCACCAGGAGCAGTTGTAACTGTAAAGTCTGCACTGTATCCAACACCACCATCAGTAACTGTTAGTTCTGTAACAACATTGTTGGCAACAACTATATTAACTTTAAGTCCAGTACCAGCACCACCTGTTAGTGATACATCGAAGTATTGACCATTAGTATATCCAGTACCACCATTTGCAATAATTACAGCATCAACAAAGTTACCCTGAGTAAATGTTGATTCAAATGTCAGAGGTGATGCACCACGCTCAAACTCAATGATTGTTCCTAAAGGAATAGTTGCATTGACTGGATTGTTTAGAGAGATCGTAGTTAGACCTGCAGCAGTAATAACTCCAGTAATATTTGTATTAGATTGAACACCACTTACAGAGTTCTTGACTTCGTGACCGATAAGAACATCAGAGTTAGTTGTGAAGATCATCTGAGATGATCCTGTAGTACACTGAGAATTTAATCTTGCAAAGTATCTGCTTTCTGCACCCTTAATTGATTGCATTGCTAGTGCAAAGTTAGAATCACCTCTTAAGAATGTGAAGGAGTTTGCAGCTCCACCAAGTGCAAGTCTGTCTGTTTCAATAACACCAGATGTGATATCAGAAGCAGCAATTTGATTAGATGATAGAGATACCCAGTTGTTAACATCAAAGGATGAAGTATTAACAACTCTAGTAATATTAACTGTTGTAGCAGTAGGTGTTGTACTATCATCAAATGTATCAGTATCTTCAATCTTGATATTGTTGACGATATCACCATATAATCTGCTTTCAATTAAAGCAGTACCAACTGCTTGTGTACCAGCACCAGTAGGAGCAGCAAATGTTATAGTAGGAGCAGTAGTATATCCTTTACCACCTTTAAATCCACCAAATTCATTAATAGTTACAGTAACAACTTGACCATTTGCAATCGTACAAGTTGCCGATGCAGCTACTGCACCTGCTTCTGGATTACCACCAGCAAATGTAATTACAGGAGCAACAGTATATCCAGAACCACCGTTGCTGACGTTGATCTGATAGACAACCCCTTTTCTGTATTCTGTAGATTGAATACGTCCAGTAGTTAAGCTACCAGTAAAGATATCTCCAATGGTAAATGCTAAAGCAGCATCTGGGTTAAATCCAAGGAACAAACTATCAGTATCATTGTTTAGAATGAATGATGTTGATGTATCCTGTTGGATTGCGATGTCACCAGCAAGTGCTCCTTCTAGAGAAGTTCTTTCTGCTTGATCTGCAACAGTGAATACACTGAATGGTCTTAATGCTGGAATCTGATCAACAGATATCTTACCTGAGTCTGTTAATTCAACCAATGCTCTAGGAACAGCGTTCGTAGAGTATGGTTTGTTAATGAAAGGTCCAAGGTTGTTAGTGATATAATCTCTAACTGCCTTCTGTGTAGGTAGCTTAGAGTCACTAGCGTTAGCACCACCAAGTGTGTTTGATGCATCAAATCCAGTAACAACAACGTCACCACCTTTTAGTTTCAAGAATTCAACTTCAGAAATTGTAACCGTACCAGTAAAGGTAATGTTACCAGTTCTGTTCTCAATTCTAGCGAATGTACCAACCTTGAAGTCTCCAAGTTCGTCAGTACCAGAAACATAAACACGACCGTAGTTTTCCGATACCTGTTCGTATGCTTCAATCTTAGTACCACCGTTCTCAGGTAGAGCAAGGTAGTTAGTACCAGATCCAGCAAATTCCCAAGTGTGTGATGAGGAGTTACAAATAGATGGTCTGTGTAAGTTGATAGTCTTACCAGATAGGACACTGGTAGATACTGCTTGACCAGTAGCTATATCTGTAAGATCCATGGCACCACCAGTACCATCATCAATGGTTAACTGAGCAGAGAAAGGAGGACCAACTGTTACTGCTGAAACAGTATCAACAAAGTATTCAATGTCAGTATTAGTATTGGTATAACCATCAATCTTAACAACATAGTGCTCTAGTGGTTCTCTTCCTAATCCACTAACTGTAAGAATTGTTCTACCAGTAGGTGTAGAAGATACGTTAGAGACAGTTGCAATATCAAATACGTATGGTGTTGCACTGAAACCTCTTGCTCTCAGTGCGAATGTACCGAAGTTAGTAGCAGAGTTCGTGATAGATGCATAACCACCAGACTCAGCAAGAACACCATCAGCACAGAAGATAACGAACACAGACACCAACTGAACATAACCGTCATTGATAATCTTATAACCAATACCACCAAAGGATACAATCGTGAATGCAGATGCAACCATCGACTTACCCTGATTAGGGAAGGATGCAGATCCATCTAATTCAAGACCAGGGAAAGGACAGTTAGGTTGCTTAACCTTAGCACCGTCAACTAGAGCACCACTACCACCTAAGAATGAGATAACAGAAGAGTTCTGAGTATATGGAGATGCCTCAATGATTGGATATTCATCAAAGTCACCACGGATTGCAACTCTCTGGTTGTTAGCATCAGTGAGATAATTATCTGAATATGAAATAATTTGTGCAGTATCATATAAAGCGTTACTAGTTCTAGTTGTCGCACCTGCAAGAACTGTTCCATCTAGAATATCTTCAAAGAGACTCATTGATGTATCAATAGAAGATTCAACGTTAGCACATTGGCTAAGTGTTCCAGTGCTGTATATCAATACAGAATTAGTACCTGATCTAATAAATGTGTGTGCAGATCTTGGTAAATGCTTAAGGGCATTAGATGTAGCAGATACAAATGTATGTGCAGATTGTGGAATAAATTGAACTCCGTCAGTTACAGCACTTACAAATGTATGTGGATATCCACCACCAGATACTATTGCGTTTGTAGCAGCAGCAGTCCATGTGTGAGAATATCCACTACCACTCAATAGACCGTTAGTTGTGGCAGATACGAATGTATGAGCAGAATTAACACTAATAGCACCCTGTCCACCGTTAACATTTATAGTAACAGTAGTGGCAGTTCTAGCAGTAATTGGTAGAGCAGCATCATATGCATAATCAGCACCGCTTCCAGTAGATGCTCCAGATGCACGAGGATATGAACTCTGACTATTTGAAGATGCTACACCAACGTTAACAGTAATTGTTGTTGCTCCCACTGCTGTAATAGCAATGTTCTGACCAGAAACAGGGTCAGTAGCACGAGGATAAGCATGGTTTGATCCATTGTTATCAGCATCACAAGTAAATGTAACAGCACCATTTGCGATCTGAACAGTGTTACTTGTTGTCAAACTATGAGATCCAATCTCCAATACCATATCACCCGTTGTTGGGTTATATGTTGTACCTGTAGCTGCTGTAACAGCACTTCCAGCATTAGGAGTAATTCCTCCAGCAGCACCAGTTACAAATGTATGGGTTCCAACAGCAGCAGGACATTCAAAAGTTAATGAATTTGCAGCAAGTTTAATACTTTCTCCAACTTGTAATGCATGGTTACCAATGGTGAGTTCCATGTCACCACTTGTAGTATTATAAGTTGCATTTGTTACTGTGTGATTAACAGTAGGTGATGGACCAACATTGAGAGTAATTGTTCCTGTTCCAATAGCAGTAATTGGTACTGCCTGATCATATGCTCTGTCACGTTTAGCTTTAACACCATTAGCAGTAGCAGAAACGAATGTATGAGTAGTTACGTTAGTTGAAGGAATTATTGCTAATACTTGAATAGCAATTGAGTCTGTATTTGGTACTGCTGTAACTTTTACATACTTACCGCTTATTGGGTCAGTTGATCTTGGATATGTGTGTTGCGTACCATTACCATCTGCAGCACAAGTGAATGTTAGAGAATCATCATCTAACTTAATCCAGTCTCCAACCTTTATTCCATGAGCAGGAATACTGAGTCCTAATACACCTGTTGTTGGATCATAAGCAGCATCAGTTGCTGTATAATTATCAATTATATTTCGAGGATAAGTATGCGTAGTAGCACCACCATCCATAGAACAAGTGAAGGTTAATGAATCAGTTGCAATCTTAACACCTTCTCCAACAGATAAAGTGTGAGCACCTATTGTTAATAATAAATCTCCAGTAGCAGGATCATAAGTTGCACCAGTTACCTGATGATTAACTAGAGGTGAAGCACCTACATTAACTGTAACATTTCCAGTTTGTCTTTGAATACCATTAGAAGATGCACTTACAAAAGTATGTGCTCCTGTGTAAGAAGATGGACCAGTGTTAATTTCAAATGTGTCAGTGGTTACGTTACTGATTGCTACCCATCTACCACTTAAATTATCAAAGTTATTACGAGGATATGTTTTGTTTGTTGATCCACTATCTAAAACACAATTAAATGTCAAAGAATCATCAGCAATCTTTACATAATCTCCATTAGCGAAATTATGTCCAGCACTCGTTATAACTAAACTTCCTGTAGTTGGTGTATAAACAGCATTGGTAGCTGTATGCTGAGTAGAAGCAACATTTGTAATACTTAAAGATTCGCCTGAAGCAGGATCAGATGAACGTGGATATGTATGAAGAGTAGAATTATTATCTTTATCACAAGTAAATGATAGAGCTCCATTTGCAATTACAATACCTTTATCAACTGCAAGACCATGCTGCCCAAGGGCAAGAACCATATCACCAGTTGATGCATTATAAGTTGCGTTAGTTGGGGTAAAGTTTTTATTTGCAGGAGAAACACCAACGTTTAATGTAACAGTTGTATCTGATACACTGTCAATAGGTATAGATCTTCCTGAAAATGGGTCGTGACCTGCTCTTGGATATGTTTTAGTAACACTATCTCCATCCATCGTACATGTGAACGATAGACTGTCGTTATCAAGTACAACACCTTCTCCAACACCAAGTCCATGACCACTTCCAATTGTTAAAACTAATGCACCTGTAGCTGGATCGTATGTAGCATCTGATGGAGTCCATTGAGCATCAGCACCTGTAGCACCAATATTAATTGTAAATGAAGATGCAGTTGTTGATGTAACTGCGATAGAATTTCCGTATGCTGGTTGACCTACCTGTGGATACTTATGCTCTGTAGCATTTCCATCCATAGCACAAGTAAACACCATTGACTCTGGTGCAATTTTAACACTGTTACTAGTAGTAACACTATGACCAGTTACGGTCATTGTAAGATCACCATTAACAGGGTTGTAGGTTACTGCTGATGGTGTATGCTGTGCTGTAGGAGCTCCTGCATTTGAATCTGGAAGAATATTCCAATCTTCAACTTTAGGATAAGCAGAAGTTAATACAGTAGGATTGTATACAATAATAGTTCCATCTGCTACTGCACTAATAAATGTATGAGATGAACCAGAAGCAGCACCTGCATTACCAACGTTAGTGGAAACTGTAGTTGTACCACCTGCAGATGCAACTTGTGTAATTTCAAAACTCTTTCCATAAGTAGGATCAGTTCTTGAAGGACCAGGATGCTGACCAGTTACACTGTTATAAGTACACTCCCAATTTAAAGCATCTTCTTTGAATGCAATTCTATCTCCTACACTAGGAGCAATAAGAGGATCAGGGAAAAGTACCTCTAATGCACCAGTAGAAGGATTGTATGTTGCGTTAGTTGGAGTTAGATCGACATATGTTCCATCTGTCCAGTTACGCATTGCTGCGATAGCATATGTTTTAGCTCTCTGGTATGCATAAATTGTTTCTGCTTTTTGTGCCTCAGGAATACCAGTTAAAGCAGTTTGTGTGAAATATTCTTCAGCAGCTATAACAATATTTTCGTTACCACCTAATACCAAATCTTTTGCTAGATTGCTTAGAGTAATACGAAGATCTCTCTTACATTTTCTTTCGTTTGTATTGTTAAGTGCAAATAATGGGAACTGACCTAATGTATCACGTAAAGCTTGATCAGCAATTAAATACTTATTCCTTTCAATTAAGTATGCAGCATCTAGAAATGTTGCACTTTGGTTCTTTGTAATAACATCTACCCAAAGATATGTTAAAGTATCAATTGCAGATTTAACATCAGCACAAACAGGATTTCCTGCAGTTGTGTTGATAATTGTACTATCAAAATATCTTGTTATTGATGAATATTTTGGAACATAAGTTGGTTCTGTTGTAGTACCATTACCAATTTTCCAATTTCTCATTGCATAGATGCAAAGCTCTCGTGCATATTCAATAGCACGGAAGTTTTGAACTATCTCATCTTTAATATATGCAATGTCACCACCAACAATGACTTTATTAGCACCTTCAATAGTATTGTGGTTGGTACCAAATTCTAAATCTCTAACAATAGCATTAACAAAATGGACAATATCTTGCTTACATTGCTCATCACCATCACTTCCTGTGTTATCTCCGCTAGTTGGAGAACTGTAAGAAGGATAAGTCTTTTGACCTGAATCACATGATAGTAGAATATCTGCTAGCTTTACAGTATCATCTTCTACTAAAGCTGATAGTGCAGAAGCAATTGTAATAGTTGCATAACCTGTTACAGAATTATCATAAACAAAATTAGTAATGTTTATAGTTGCATTTTCAAATTTAACTGTACCACCAGAAACATAAGTATGAGTTACTGGAGTTTGACCCAAGTATACTTTAAATGTATCTCCACCACCACTAATTTCAGATACCTGATAATAATCATTAGAAAATTCTTTGTTGATTCTTCCTAATACTTCATCGGCAATAAACTCTCTGTTATTGCGTAGTAATACACATGCGTCTTGGAATCTTCTTTCTACAGGAGTAGATAGAGGGAAACTATTTGGAGAGTTGAGTAGAGATAATGTAACTATTTTTGAAAAACTCTTAACAGTTGCAAACTGACCAGGATCCAGATTGGGATCTGTAATCGCTGGCATCTTCTTAGGAATTACAAATCTTCTGCAACGACCATCAGCATCTTCTAATACTTTATAAATTCTTTGCTTACCATTTAATTCTGATAAATCGGGACTTGAAGTAGGAAGGTTTTCAATTAAGATTTCTTGACCTTCTTTAAACTCGTGTATATTTGTTCTACCAACTAATTGGTTTGTATAGAATACAATACCACCAATGTCTTCAGCATTACCAAACTGTGCATTTTGGAAACCACCTTGAGTAATACTTGCATCTCCTTGTAAAGAGAAGTCAATTCTAGAAATAGGTAGAGTTGTAGTGTAATCGTCGTCTACTGATACAACCTCACCCTCAGCTCTAATTGACTTAATTGCAGTAGTGTCAATAGTTTCAGTTTGTGTAGTAGCTTGATTAATTACATATGTACCACCAACACCTGTTGCATCCCATGTAGGAGCACTTAGGAGTGGGAAGAATGTTACATCCCAAATATTACTTGCAGATTGTGTAGTATCAATTTCAGCAACTTCATAGAATCCTGTGAAAGCAGCACCTGTTGATGGTGTTCCTACTAATTGAACAATTGTACCACCTGGAATAGTTCCAGTAGGATCTTGTGAAAATCTTAAAGTATTTGGTCCTTGTTGACCAGTGATAGCAAGGTTAATAGCACTACCTGCACCAGCAGATGTGATATAATTAAATTGCTCACCTTCAACAAAAGAACCAGATTGTAGTTGAACATCAACAGTACCACTAACGTATGCACTAGCACCTATTGTAGTTGCAAATGCAACATCAAATATTTTTGCTCTAGAACCAGTGTTAACACCCTTTACAATTAAACCAGATACCAGTGTAGCTAAACCTGTGTTGTTCTGGAAACTAACACGGAACTGTTGAGGTCCGAAAATCTGATGACCAACTGGGAATGTTGTGCCAATGTCGCCATTAGCTTCAGAATCGACCACGATTCTTTGCTTGTCGTCAAAGACCATGGCGTAGTCCCAAGTAGCAACAGCGTCACCATTGGAATCAATTTGGTCACGATAAGTAATACCAAGCACATAGTTCTTATCACCAAACTTCATCATGTGTTTGCCAGGATTGGCAGGTCTGACTATTACAAGACGAAGGTTGTCACCAACGATTGATGCATCAGGTGGTAGAGAGATTGGGTTGTCTTCTACATATTCACCACCAGATACAATAATAGTTTCTTTAACACCAGGCGTTTTCCATGCCTCTTGTGCTGCTTTTTTAATAGTTCTAACTGGGTTTACAGCAGATCTACCATCGTTAAGGTCAGAACCAATCTGTGCTGAAACGTAAATACGACCACCAACGTCATTCGTTGCTAGGTTAAGGACGTATTCTGTAGTAGCAACTTTGTCTGATCTATCACCTAGTAGAGGTGTAATAGATCTTGGGAATACACCAGCTTCTCCAGTATCGTTATATCTAAACTCAGTTGGATCATTGACGCGGAAACCGATATGTTTGAAGTCAACAGAACCATTTTTTACAATTCCATCCTTATGTTCTGGAGCTTCAGATCCTGTTTGTCCAGTGTTTAATGATTGATAAACATTAGCACCAAAATATCTGTATTGATCTTTTTGTATGATAACATTAGCAGACCACAATGTGCCTGTGTTATTCATATAAGTCTTCAGGTTAGGACCCCTGAAGTTAGGATCTGGAGTAATAAAGTTGTCAATATCAAGGTTTAGAATTCTCGCCGTATCTGAAATGATAGACGTAGATGTTCTAATAGCACCGTTGATGTCAAGTTCGTAGTCAACAGTATCAAGTTCTGCGGTTGCAGTAGCACCAGCACCACCACCGTCGGAAACAGTAACAAGGGGAACAACAGTATATCCAGAACCTGGGTTGTTAACAGCAATTGTAGTTACTTTACCGTTAAAAATAAATGCGGAAGCAAGTGCTTGAATACCACCTTCAACATTAGGAGGTCCGATAGTTACATTCGGGTTTACGGTATATCCAGAACCTGCCGTATCAAGAACAATGTTGTTAATTCGTTGTCCAGTTCGGTTAATACCGATACGGGGTAATTGCGTGGCAGAATCTAGTTCAGCTCGCAAGACTTCTTTTTCGTCTGCGCCTGTGCCGATTCTAATAGTTGCTTCATTATCACCGATGAATTTAGAGTTTACACCTCTAATCTTCTCTTTATCGGAATTAATATGAAAACTCATGGTGGTTCCCGTGCTCTTGACTTTTTTCCTATTCTATATTTAGCATCAAGCCCAAGCAATACTGATAACTTCTGTGGATGAAGCCCATTTAATAGTTGCAGTCGTACCAGCTCTTACGGTATTGTAGCTAAAAACGTTTGTTCCACCAGTAGGTTCGATACTCCAAGTTTCACCTATGGGAATATCATCTTTGATTACTGTTTGGAAACTAGACATAATATTTACATTTCCTGATCCGTCACATGAGACAGCAGTCTCAAACTTAACAGCATATACAGTTCCTGAATCATTAGCTGCAATAATGTTTCCTGTGACAAAATTTATAGTATTATTTGCAATAGAAATTTTTGTTCCTAATCCATCCAAGTCAAGAGTAGAGGTATTAAGACCTCTTAAAATATAACGAGTTTGTGAACTATCTGTGAAATGTCTGTTCTTTACTTCTAGAGTATTAAAATCTTTTGCATTTCTTTCTTCATCAATAATGATAGTTTTGCCGATAGCAAAACCACCTTTAGAATCAAATTTTTCGGTTGTAGTTGCCATTTTTATTTCTTAGTAATAGTAGATACGATAGTGATCTCAATTTGCTGACCAACAGTAAGGTTTGCACCAACTTCAAAATTGATTCTAGCAAGGTTGCCAGATGTTCTCTCGAACGTAGGAACAATTAATTGTTGCCCCGTTCTAACATTACCATATTCTGTATGGAAGATGTCTGTTCCATTATCTATAATACCAAACTCAAAAAATTCTCTATCATTGTTATTTAAGTTCTCAGCAACTACAACTGTTTTAGCTCCTACTGCAGCTGTAGCATTGTAGATATCAGATCCACCTGTATTTGCAGAACCCTTAGTTAAAGTAATTTTTTCACTTAGGATCTTGGTGTCTGCAAGTTCAAACTCCTTAAGATCTCCATCAAAAACTTTAACTCCAGTAAAGTTACCTGTACCAAATGAGGTGTTGAAGTAAACATCACCTTGATTATCAAGTCTGAGAACTGGGTCAACTGATAAACCACCAGAAAGACCTAGATCAAAGTATTGCTTACTGGTATGTAAGAATGTTCTATCAACATCAGTGTTATCAAGAGTTGTTTCAGCATTGTCGAATGTCATCAAACTTGCTGTAATTTCAAACTCACTAGATGTGCTAGAGATGATAGTATCTACAGTATAGAATTCAAGTGCAGATGCAGTAAGACGCATCGTGTTTGTTCCATCATTGTAGAAGTACAAGATGTTTTCATTTGCGCCAGGTGCAGTTTCTGGAATGATATAAGTGTTTTGATCAACGTCCTTAACACCACCAAGTGAACCCCAGTTAGTTCCATCATAACCTTCAAACTGACTACCATCTGTATTAAATCTGATACCACCTTGAATTACTGCACCCCTTTCAGAGTTAGTACCAGAAGGAATTGCTATACTAGTAGTTGTATTACATATAATTTTCTTACCAGCATTAGGTTGAAGAGTAAGATCACTAATATCTGTAGAAATAATATTATCTCTAAGTCTCAAATCTCCGTTAATCACTAAGGGAGAAGAACCTAATGGATCTAATCTAATTTCCTCAACGTCAACAAATGTCAGAGGTGCAACTGCAAGACCCCAGAAGGATAAAGTTGCAGTTCCGTTTGAAGAAGTTCCAGTAGTATGTGTTGGTTCGTTACCACTTGTACCAGTTGTACCAGCTACTGTTACTTCATAAAGATTATTCTTATACTTTAGATATGCACCAACTAATACAGGTGCGTTAGCAATCCAATTAGTGAATGCTGGAGCAGATGTATTTGCAGACTTAATAGTCTTATTGGTTCTAAATTCTAATTCATTTGGAGTAAACTTAACAGTATTAGCTCCATCATTATAGAACCAAAGTGTGTTATCATTAGAACCAATAGAAAATTCTGCAGTGATGTATGTGTTACCATCTAGGTCTCTGATACCACCAAGAGAAGACCAAGAAGAGGAAGAAGCACTATAACCTTCATATTGATTACTATCTGTGTTATATCTGATAGATCCATTTTCTGCACCACTAGCACCAGGACGTTGTGCGGTTGTACCAGAAGGAATGTTAATAGAACCAAAACCAGTAAATTTAGTAATTTTACCAGTAGGTGCGGTTAGAACTAGGTCACTACCAGCATCAGTAGAAATAATATTATTCTCAATGCTTATTTTGTCATTGATATTCAGTTTATCTGTAGTCTTAAGTTCACCTGAAGTAACAACATTACCGTCTGCCTGAGTAACAGTTAATCCACCAACTGTGAAATCTGCAGTAGACTCTACAGAAGTTCCCGTTAGAGTAAGAGCAGCACCTGAGGTAACTAATGGAGTTGTAACGCTTACTGTTGCTGCAACAGTAGTAGACGAAAGATCAGGAGCACTGAGAACATCAATAGTACCTTCAGTAGATTTAATATCAGCAACAGTTACCTCACCAGTAAGAACTTCCATTGTGATGATATTTACAGAAGAAATATCTGTAGCTCTTAAAACTAATCCACTACCAAAAACTTTAGGGTTGTTAGGATCAATAGTTATCAATGCTTCGTTGTTATCTTCACCACCTTCGTCTTCGTGACCAGCACTAGAAGCACAGAAATAGTAAAGGTTTGGTGTTGCTGAAGTAACGTTGATGTCAACATAATTGTTTTGAGCATCAACAACTCTTTGAACACCATCAGTGTATTCAATACCAGAGATATTAATAACAGTAACACCAGCTGTTATTGGTAATTTGTCTAACGTAACTTGAGTAGCACTATCTACAGAAACAATTCTAGTATCAGAATCAAGAACACCGTCTCCACTTAAAACGGTAACAATCATTCCAGGTAAAATACCAGTGGTAGATGTTAGTGTTAATGTATAACTTACTAGATCAAATGTTGTACTTAAATTTTCAACTAAACTTGGAGAATTAAAACCATCTCTGAATTTAGAGAAACTAAATTGGTGACCAGACATGCTGTTGTCACTTAAATCAAATCTATATGTACTACCAACATACATTGTGAATGATGCTGTTAGTACAGCACCAGATCCAGTATCAATATAGAATCTATATGCTAAAGCACCAGCAGCGTCAACAGTGTATTGAGTTCCTGCAGCACCAGTCTTAATAATTGTATCACTAGAAGAAAGAATATTTGCTTGATCTTGTTCTAGAAGAATAGAAGAAATATTTCCACTGCCATCCAAACCAACATCTAGTATAGCAATGGTTGCAGCAGCATTTACAGTATCAACAGTAACTGTAATATCGTTTGCAGGAGTAGCTCCACCAATTAAGTTACCAGCAATAGTTAAAGTATCACTATTAGAGTATCCAAGACCAGCAGCATTGAGAGTTACGCCAATAATTAAACCATTGGTGCTTCTCTCTACATCAAATGTTGCACCACTACCACCACCAGCAGATGTTGATGCAACACCAGTAAATGATCCCTGCTCATCCGATGTGAATGTTAGGTTGATACTAGCAGTCTGAAGGAATGCAGCAGATAGTGTTACTTGAGTTGCACTATCAACAGATGCAACAGTGACATCAACTGCAAGGTTACCACTTGCATCTTCTGTTACTAAGTCTCCAACACTAATACCAGTTGTATCTGCGAGTGTTGCTGTAAATGCTCCCTGAACACAGCTACAAGCAAGAGGACCAGTTGTAGTTTGTGTAACGTCACCACCAGTGAACGAAAAGTTTGTGATGTCACCAGCTAAAGTTGAAATAGTATCAGAAGTTGTGATGGTACCACCAACAACAGTTTGTACTAATGTAATTCTTTGAACATCTTTAGATGTTACAGGATATGTAATAGGTTGTGTAAGGTCTGTAGCATTTGCAGTAAATTCATCTGCTGGTGAATATCCATTACCTACATCGACTAGAGTAAAACTTCCTACTTCACCAAGAGTGTCAATTGTGTAACTAAAATCGTCCGCTGGGTCGCCAAATGCAGGAACAAAATTAACAACAGTCGGTCCAAGTGCAGTTGGAGCATCTGATAATGTAACAGTGGTAGCACTATCAACGTTAGCAATAGTTGTGTCTGCTGCTAGTACACCTGTACCACTTACTTTTTCTACTTTATATCCAATAGAAAGTCCTGTTGTATCTGCAAGAGTAAGTTCGTTTGGATTTGAAGTAGAGAACGTTATATTTGCTGCACCAGATACAATTGGATTTGAAGACAGTGTTAATTGTGTTCCACTATCAATAGATATGATTGTGGTTGCCTGATCAAGTTGTCCAACGTCTCCAGCAGTTCCATTTGCGTTTAGTCCTGCTTGTAAACTAGATGTATCTGAGATAGTAATCTGAGCACTGCCTGTGCTTAGAGTTGCAGAGAATGATGCAGATTCGCCAGGTAAGTATACAGACTGATTTGCAATTTGTTCAGGTAGTCTTAGTACATCACCAACTTGATATCCAGATCCTCTATCATTTAGAATAAAATCAGTAAGATCACCAGGAACATTGGTAACTGTAAATTGGAACCCAGATCCACCACCATTTCCTACAGTAGAATCAGCTACGCTAAGTACATCTGCATTTTGGTAACCAGCACCACTATCAGTAATTGTTACACTAGTAACTGTACCTGTATTAACAACGTTGTTAACTGTGTAAAGGAATCCAGATCCTGTTCCGCCAATATTTACAAATGCTAATTGTAGTCTATCTCCATTTTTATATGTGATACCTGGATTAGTCCAAGTAACATCACTTACTATGCCTCCTGAAACAGTGACATCAGCAAAACCTTGCCATCCATAGTAAGTATAAGTTGATGTGTCTTGTAGGGTAATATTACCGCCTGCAGGACCCATTCCAGGATGGTTTGCACAATCATAACGAACAATTTGAGTACCTGTATTACAATCAGGTTTCATTACAACATCAGTAAAGCATCCTGGTTCACCCCATACACCAGCAGTAAAAAATTCAAACTTGTCTTGGAAATCAATAGAGTTTCCATTAGCAAGTTGGTAGGTCATTCTATGATCACTTCCTGGTGCACCAGGATTAGCACCTTGAATAGATGAATCAGACATATCAAAACGATATGTGTTACCAACATTCATTGTTAACTGAGGTTGGTCTGCTCCATCAATATTGTAAATAAAGTCTGGTTCACCTGCTTGTCCAGCATTAGGGTTAGCTACAGAAGTAACAACAAATGTTTGAACTGGTTCGTTGAAGAAAGATGTTTGAGAATACACGCCGTCAGTGTATCCAGAACCAGCATTGGTAATAGTACCAGATGGTGTTGATGATCCGTCAATTTCAATGGTAGCTTCTGCTCCAGATCCATTCCCTCCTGTAAGAGGTACTGCAGTATAAGTTCCTGGAAAATAAGCAGAACCAGCAGTTGTAAGAGTACCTTCAAGAGCAGTAATCGTGAAACTAGCAGCTGCTCCAGTTCCATTGCCTCCACCAAGAGGAATTGTTAAGTAACTACCACTAGTATAACCAGAACCAGTATTTGTAATAGAACCATCAAATGATAGAACTTCAATGTCTGCAGTAGCGTTTTGTCCAGTACCACCAATTAAAGGAACTTCTGTATATGTACCAGTATCATATCCACTACCACCACTAACTAAAGTAACTAGCGATTGTGCTAGTTTTCTTTGTTGAATATTAAAATCTTGATATGCTGTAAGTTCTGATAACTTATAGTCAATAATTTTCTTACCACTATTGACAAACCCTAGCGTTTTTACACCAGCTTTGTAAATACCTAACTGTGTGTCAGTGGTGAATTTAAGTGATGGATTTCCAACTAGACCATCTCCTAGTTGTAAGTTACCAGTTGATAGATCACTACCACCAGATGTTACGTTGAAAAGTGCTGTGCTAATGTCGTTGATCTTCTGCCTTTGAGACTCAAAGGTATCGGTCTTAGCTACGTTAATTGCTGGCATTTTGTATTATTCCGCGCAGGATTGATTTGAGTTCAGAGACTTCATTCTTCAATGTATTTATGTCGTCCAATGCGGAAGTTAGCTGCATGGATTTCCTTCTTGCAGCTATAGCAGAATTGTCCAGATTCAAGATAGCACCAGTGTTTTGGTCTCTTACGAGACCATCATGTCCATCAACTTTCAAGAAATCCATATGCGGAAATTAGAATGCAGCTACAGCACGAATGTCTTGGATCTTAGGTACATACGCTGGATCCACTCCTTTCATCACAATTTTGATTGCAAAAGATGAATATTCTGGTAGATTTGATGTAGTATATTTAAGATCTTGGTATGCAGATTGCTTCTCTACAATTCCAGAAATTGTATTTTCACTAGTTGCGATTTCATATGTATCTGGTTCTCCTTTAGTGTTAAAGTAAATCCAATCAATGTCATCAAAGTTCTCTTGACTAGATGCTTTCTTAAACTTATAGAATACTTCTAAGTTAGAGATGTCTTTGACATTTGCAAGTAAATGTACATCAATTGCAGTAGCTGGACTTGTAATAGAAACTTCCTTGGTTACGTACTTGGCAACAGAAGATCCATTCTTAGATGTATCTTCACCAACAAAGTCTAAACCATTTGTATAAGTTACTTTACCAACCTCAAGATATGCCTTCTCTTCATCTGGTTGATTAGGATACTTAACAAAGTCTCCTACACGGAAGATATCGGCAATTTGATCTATAACAACAGGGTTTCTGTTATACAAAGCACTATCAATAATTCTATCAGTGAAACTATCATTGATAGGATGTACATCATTTCTTAATGTTAACCTCTGTGTCTGATTATTCCAAATAGTAGCTTTACCAGTGATGATGTTATCGTATGTTTCTAACATAACAGATGGATTACGTGCAACAATTGTTGCAGCATCTGTAATACTGATTGGAACTTGTGATGGATTAGAATCTACAGTTACATTTGTAAGACCTAATTGATTTCCTAGAGTTACTGCCTCTCCTTTCTGGAAGAATTGAGATGTCTTAACTCTTACATATACAATTTGACCATTAACTCTAGCAATAGTTCCTACTGCTTTAGTAGTAACACCCTTAATTGTTTGATTTTCTTGTAGATCTGTAGCACCATTACCTGCAAGATTAAATTGATAAACAGGATAAAATTCAACAACTTGATCTCTTCTACCAAATCTGTCTTCTTGACCTTTGGCATTTTCAATTCTATTTGATACTGTTTTAACAGTAGCACTAGAAAGATCAATAATTGGACTCAAATGAGACACAGTAGACGATAGAGTCATCTTATATGTAAGTGACCGAGATAAAGTGTTTAAAGTTTCATTAATATTAGATGCAATAAACTTCTGATTTGTGAAGTAATGTGGTTCATTCAAGAAAGTCTTTTCATAATCTGGTTGTGAATATGAAGTGAAATTAGTTGTAACAGAATCTACAGGAACAACATCAGTTGTTTTAACTTCTGTTGATAGAGAAGTACCAGAAAATGATAGATACGAAACTTGTGGATATAATGTTTCATACTTTCTATTTGTAGATGCATATACAGAACTTCCACCACCAATTGCATTTCCTGCTGCTTGAGATCTAGACGTGATATTGTATGAATCAATACCAGAGTTAGATACTTGGAACAATGTGCTGTTTAGAACAGATGATGTAATACCACCTGTTTCCAATGCAGTTCTATAGAACACATAAGAATTGCCAGTATCCTCAAAACTATGATCTCTATGATTTACTTTAACAATAAAGTTATTGTTCTTGAATAGCTTAGAAGTGGAATTGGTATTAGCACTAGCATTTGTCTCAAATGGATTTGAATCTAGAAGTTCATAACCAAGACTTGCATTCTTAACTAGAAGTTCTGCAGGTCTTGTAGTATTAAACTCAGCACGATACATAGTGAACTTAAGATCTTCAAAGATATCTTCAGTCCAACTTTCGGTATTCTGGGAACGGTATACCGAACCTAGAGATGGTTGAGTTGTGATGACCGTACTTGTAGCAATATCGGTTTCCCCTAATTTAGATGACCATAGTTCATAATCAATAGAATCGGTTTCAATTACAAGAGCATATTCTGTATCATTCTGTAAATATACAGGATAATCAAATGCAAAGTGTGTAGGAGTAGTAGATTCTGTAACACCAACTTGATCAGTTGCTACACCCATTCTGACTGCAGGAGTGTCTATATCAATGAATGTCTGAATTTCACATCCACCAGCACCATTACCAACACCTTTGATAACAACAGAAGGTGCTTCTGTGTATCCAAAACCAGATAGTGAGATTTCAGTATTGTAAATCCTACCACCAGACACTTCAATTCTTGCAGTAGCAGTAGAACCACCAGGAAGTTGTGGACTTTCAATAGTTAAAATTGCACTATCATAATTTAAACCAGGATTTGTAACTCTAATATCAGATAACTTACCACTATCTTTTGCAATAGAAAGAATGAAATCTGTGCCATCTGTTGCATTATAAAGAGTTACAGATGGAATAAGTAAATCTTCATTCGGTAAGAATGATTTGCCATTATGGTTGCTAAGGACAACAGTGTATACTTGCTCATTTGTTAAACTATACTTACCAGAAGCACTAGCTACTAGTTCTACATTGTTCTTATCAAAGATTTTAAGAATAGGACCAGAAGCAGCAGAAGATGCACCAGTTACATTTTCTCCCTTCATAACTGACATATTTCCACTAGCAAAACACTTAAGGAAAGTATTTGGTGATAAAGTCTTCTCAGAACCAGGAACAATATTCTTAGCAGGTTTCTCTGCATCTACATTAGTAATGTATGTTTTGACTGGTATGTTTGTACTCTTCTTATTAAAGTAGAGATCGACTCCAGTAATGAAACAACCACCATCTAGATTCTCAACCTTAAAGGTTTGAGCTAGTGGATTTGGTTTAATAGGATTATCAGTATTACTTGAAATAAACTGTACACCTTCGTTAGATTTGAATATAGATGGTTTTGTAGATACGATACTAGAAGGACTCTCTGGTAAAATACCAGTAGCATAATACTTGACTTCAGTATAAGAATCTACACCTAGTTTTGATTCGTTAGTTGCACTAGAAGTGAATCTAAATGTTAGTTCACCAGTAGTAAAGTTTAATTCTTGTCCATCTGCATCATATGATACAGTATCAATATCTCCAGTCCATGTCGCATTTTCTGTTGGTGGTTTACCAGCAGGAATAATAATTAAACCAGATGCATTACCATACTCATCCGTAGTAATTTCACCATTGAATGCAGACAATGAATTGCCAGCAATACCAGTATATCTTAAATCAGGATTAACCCAACGAGTAATATCTCTACCTTCTAAGAACACATAGATCTTAGTATTGGGTTTCATCCTACCAACTTTAAATTTGATAGGAAGACTTCTAGTATAGAAAGCTAATGATGTAGAAACAATATTATCTCCAACAGATTTAGTTTGTACACCTTTACCTACATCATTATTTTTAGGACTAATATTAGAAGAACTACCAACAGATGCTGATGTAACAGAAGTAGTTGCTACCTGTGAATTAATTCCACCTAAAGAATTGATTGAAGTAAACGAGGAAGATGTTCCAACCCAGTTAACTACAAAAGAGTTGTAGAGACTTGAGAAACTTTCTTTTACATTTTCCTTAGCTAAGAAAATATTGAAGAGATCTGTGTTTGTGTCAACAACTACAGGTTCTTCATTTTGATCATACCATTGATCGATAGCAGGAGAAAGATCACTGTCACCAACATATTGGAGAACAACAAATGGATTTGGATTTAATTTTCCAGAAGCAAAATTATTTCCTAATAGAGATAGTGGAGAGTATGGTAGAGTTACCATATTACCATTTTTCTTGTAACCAGAAACTGATCTCTGATCTTCTCTAGTATTAACTTCTACGAGATTAACAGAATCTTCTTTAGACTGTGGACGTAATACAGATTGTTGAGAATCAATACCACAACGATAATCGAGAGATCCAAGATTACCAACTCTATGTGCTTCAAAGTTATCAACAAAGAATCCAGATTTAAATCTGTCTAGACCAATCTCATCCTTAACTTGCATATTAAGAGCTTGCTGCTCTAGGATGCTAAGTGTAGTATAATACTCAAGACGCTCAATACGCTTCTCTAGTTTACCGATGTCACGCATTGTGTAACGACGGTTATCAACTGGTGTAATTCTTACATCCTTGCTGGTCTTTGTAAATGCAGGAATGTATGCATAGAAGAGAGGAACAGCATCCTCAATAGGATCTGGTTTAGATGGGTTAAGAGATGAGTTTCCTTCTTTAACAATAAAGTCTCCTTTTTGATCTAGGAAAATACCATCAATACGATCCAAGTATTGAACCTGACTAAAGGAGAAAGTGTACTCCAAGTTTAGATCAGAAGCAGGACTACTAGTAATAATTGCTCCAGAACCAGCAAAGGATCCTTCTGTCCTTTCTAGTGTAGAAGTATCAAGGAAACCAGGAATGATAGCAGTGCTATCTACCTTCGGTCTAAAGTCAAGAACATTCTTGAGTTCTGTAATACCAAGAACAGAAGAATTGAATGTAGGAATTTCGTCTTCAGAAACACCTGCTTCATGTAAGTAGCTATCAATTGTACAGAAATCTCCCTGTGAATGCTCAAAATAATCAAATGCAATTACAAGTTGACCAGTAGTTTCTTCAAATCCTGGTTTTAGAACGATACGAGAAACATCATAGATTGTATCTCTTTGACCATCATCAAATGTATATCTGCTAGTTACATCAGTACCAGAAATTAGGTTTCCAGCAGTATCAATCTGAGGTGGTTGGGATGAAGTTCCTTCGTAGACATACTTGAGTTTAAATGCATCAGAGTATGATAGAATTTCTACAACATCTGTATCATAATCAGTACCTCTTAATGGTACAACACGATCACCAGCAGATGTAACTGTGATTCTCTTATTTCTTACTACAGTTTTAAGTCTTGGTTTTGCATTCTCAACTTCTAGAGTTGCAGTCAACTTAAGTTTTGGATATGTTCCATTATTAGGAATAGTACCAAAATATGTTGATGGTAGCTGTAGACTAATACTACCAGATGTTAATCCACTAGCAGTATCAGTAGCAGAAGTAATTTCTACATCATCTTCTTCTAAGTAAATGATATCACCCTTAACAATATCAGGTGCGTCACCTGGATCAATAACAGTGATCATTACATTTTCTTCACTGAATGCAGCAAACCTTTGTGTACCAAATGGTAACTGTGCAGCAAACGTAATAATACCACCACCACTAGATGCCGTAGTTACAAAATCTCTACGGAAGTAATATTTGATCTTAGTGTCATCACCACCAGCAGAAACTTGAGAAACCTGCTTGCTTCCAGTGGAGAATAGAAGTGTGCCACTTGTAGAATTGTCTACCTTTGGACGCAATCTTACAATACTTGCATTAGTTACAGAATTTGGTAGAGCAGTATCGATATAAATTCTAGATTTATATGCCCCTTCTTGTTGTGTAGCATATTGAACAACTGCACGAACTAAGTTGTTGTCATCATCAGAGAATTGAATTAGATCTCCTTGTTGTACAGCAGTTGATGCGTCAGCACTGAAGCTAGTAGATTCAACAAAGGAAGAACCTTGTGAACCAAAGAATGTATAATTTGTTACAGTCTTGATTTCTGAATAAGTTTGACTATCAATTACAACGTCTGCAGAGAAACTATTTGAATTTCCTGAACCGTATGAACAACCAAGAGACTTAACATTCTGTGGAGTGTAAGTAGTAACTGTGTCTCTATAAAGAACAGGTACAACAGCAGCTCCAGAATTAGGAGCTCCTGCAGAATCTGGATTCTTAACTGTTACAGCTGGTGGTTGTGCATATTCTACATTAACAGCATTTCTATTTTTGATTGATGCTTTGTAGACTTTTCCATCAACACTCTTTAGTAATTCAATTTTTGAACTATCATATTCTAATCCATTAATTAAAAGTGATACACCATCTGCATATCCAAGACCTCTATTCTGTACAATAAAATGAGAGATAGTATTTTCTCTAGCAATTCTTACAGTATTACCATCCTCATCTCTGATTGTTTCTCCAGATAAGAATCTACCAGATAATGTCTTAATGAATAAAATATTTCCTGTGCTGTATACACCTGAAGGAGTTCCTTCTACAACACCATATGCTCCACTATCTACACCAAATACGTACTTACCTTCATCATAACCAGATGGTGTCGATTCTAAAATAATTTTAGTAAAGAACTGAGGATCAAAATAAGAGATTCCAAATGTTGTATTGTATGCACCAGTTCCAGCAGCTAAACGACCTTTAGAAAGGACAATATCAGAATCAGAATTAAAACCAGAACCTCTTTTCTTTAAGAAGAAATTGTTGGGTTTTACTTTACCAATAATAGGAGTAATTGTACTACTGTAATCTACAACATGACCAAATTGAGTTCCTGCTGAAGCAGCATCTGCTTCAGTTAAATAAATTTTTCTCTGATTTTCAGTATCGGAAAGATCATATTCAATTAATAATAACTCCAATTCATTCTTAGGACCAAATACAGTTAGCTCTAAAAATTGAACAGATGCAGATGCATTAATAAGTGGTTTGTTTGTAGTAGCAAAAGAAAGAGTTTTAAATGATCCAATAGCAGTTGGTGTTCCTACATCACTTCTTGTTTTAACATAATACAATTCACCAAATTGAGTTTGGAACGTTGCATCTGTTACAGATCCAATAAGAGTGTTTGGACTTGTAATCTGTACAGTAATAGTTTTGATACCATCATTTGCAGAGAATGATTTTCCTCTTCTGTCAATTGTTTGTCTATGATCTGTTGAAAGTTCTGTATTATTAAGACCAATAGATCCATCATTAAATGTACTGTATAAAAATACATCTGGATATGCAGTAAGATCAGATCCTTCTTTGTTTAAAGGTACACTACCATATACATTGGTAATGCTGTAAGAAGGAAGACCTCTTGATTTGAGAGTTACATTATCAGAAGAAAGACTTTCTCTAGCTTTGTTAATTTCTAGATACTTGGTTTCTTTATTAACAATCTCATAACCCTTAATATATGCTTTACCAGGACCAATACTAGCAACCATCTTTCTAGCAGATGTGCCAACATCATATCCATTGTAAAGACCAAATTCATCTACACTATAAAGACCTTTGTTGCTATCTTTTTGTGCCCACTCTCTGACATCGATAGAAAAGTTGTCAACAACATAATCACCAGACTCATCATAAGTTCTACGTGCTAGAGTTTGTTCTAAAACACTAAAGTCTGTAGTAGAAATCTTACTTTGTACTTGTCCTCTAGAAACAGTAAGAAGTTGAATAAAGTTTTTATCAGTAATTGCATTTAAAGCAAACTCTTTTAACGTTAAAGAGATTTTTAATCTATGTGCGCCAGGTGCAGTATAGTTGGAAGAACCAATTGCATTATCATATAATGATGCATCTTCTTCTGGAGTTACAATTTCTTCTTTGATTGTAAAACCAATTTTTGCAGATGGTTTGTTGTAATATTCATCAATAACTAGTAGCTCTTGATTACAACGAACAAAGTAACCATTGACAAAGTAAATACCCTCTTCTACTTTAATAGCAGAACCATAACCCATAGCAGAACTTTCTAGAGAAGTAGTTTCTCCTGTGTCTGGATTAGTTACTAAAATACTAGTAGGTAGAACACTACCATCTGTACCAACAACTAGAAGTGGTGTATTAACACCATCAACAACTTCTAAAGTTTCACCTTGGCGGAAGGTTGGTTCTGTGTTAGAACTACCACTATTGATGTAGTTAACATACAATGTATCAGCGGCAGATTCTGTTGCTAAAGTCGTTGCGAGAATAGTAGCTTTGACACCAGAAGTTAAACCAATCAGTTGTTGACCGACTAGTTGTGTAATATCATATTTCTTATAAACAATATCGTCTCCTTCCGAGACAGCAACCTCAGAAACAGACGATAGTTTTACGTAATCTAATTTTGTGTTGAGACCTACCTCGCCAGGAATTACTAGTTCACCTTGCTTAAAGGCATACTTACCAAAACTTTCAACCTGATTCTGTAGAATAGATTGAACTTGTGTTAATTCCCTACCCTGAATAGAGTAACCAGGACGGAATAGAATCTTATAAAAATTCTTACTTGCGTCGAAGTCCTCATAATAAGGGCTTACATTTAAGTTCGTCTTCTGTGGCATCGTTTTCCGCCAAATACTAGCATTCTTTGTCCTTAGTATTTATAGAGATAAAAAAAATCCCCCAAGTTATCTCAGGGGATTTATAGTTATTTATTTTCGTTTAGAACTCGATGACTAGTTTGATGTCTTCAATTTGGTCAGGAGCACGAGTAATGAGACGACGGTTCTCTACGTAAATCACATTACCAGAGTTATTTTCGATCTCTGGGTTAGCTAAACCACTTGCGAAAGTGACACCTAGTAGTGCAGAACTATAAGAAGTATCTACGTTACCAGAAGCGGTAGAAGTCTCTCCACTAATAGCATTAGAACCATTGCTCTCAAATGCTCTTACAACACCTTGATCAGTGTGTGCATCAGTAGTTTGGATATACTTAAGAACACCAGCAGTTGTAGAACCACTATCAAGTGTCCAAGAAACAACTGAACCCTGTGCAGTACCACCAGTTACAGTCTGAGTAATTTTCTCGTCAACAGAGAAATCTGCAGAAGCACCAGTAATCTTAAGAGATTTTAGACCAGATAGTGTGTCAGAAGTTGCGAAAGTTGTTGTACCATAGTCATAAGGATCAGCAATGATACCGATACGACGGAAGTCGTTATCTACAGGGAAGTCACCTTGACCTTCAGAATAAGTAAGACGAATGTTAGTCATAACACGCTTACCATTAAGTTCTGTCTCATGGTCAGAACCATGTCCACCAGCAGTAGGAAGAACAACTTCAATAGCACCAACAGCAGAACCACCAGTAGCTACTGCACTGCTTAGACCAGCATCAGAGAAGAGGTTACCGTTAGCAAATAAAACATTAGTATAAGTGTAACCTGATCCACGAGCTTGAATCTCAGCGGATGTAATTGTACCAGAACCGTTTGTTACAAACTTAACAATACCACTTGTTCCATCACCTTTAATAGATGTGTATAGAGTTTGTGATGCAGGAAGACCTGAACCAGCGTTCTCAATCAAAGCAACGTCAGTAGCACCAGCAGTAGCAAGAGCTACAACTGCTTGTCTAGAAGCGTTGTTAGAAAGAACGATTGGCATGAAGTCAGAAGAAAGGAACTTCAGTACATCATCAGTAGGGATGGTGTACATATACTTCCAAATGTAACCAGCACCAGTTGTCTCAGTGTAGAGACCAGTAGCAGAAGCATAGTTACCACCTGCAGTAGTTGGTTCTTCAGTTGCGTTCTGACCAGTAGTGTTAGAAGGATTCTCTCCGTTATAAAGACACTTAAATACTTCGTAAGATGAGTTCATTACATAGAACTTAGCATCTGCAATGCTTGAAGCACCTGTTGCAGTTTGCTTACCAATTTGACCACCGCCACCAGGAGTAGCAGAATAGTCAGGTTTCCACATATCAAACTTAGGGTTAGCAACTAGATCCCAGTTGTAACGACGGATAACTGTTCTTGCAAAAGAATCAGTAATACGTTTTGCGGCAACTAACTCGTCGTAAAGTCCTCTTTTCTCTGATTGGTTATCAAGAGGAAGAGGTGGAACATCTTCAGTAGCGTAACGATATACACCAGAAACTGCTGTGGCACCTGTGTCAGAACCGCCAGAACCGCCAGTTCTACCTTTTAAAGCAGAACCAAGAGGAGGAGCAGAATTAACACCGTTGCTACCAAAAACGTCGGTCAAAAGAAGGGCACTATCATAAACTGCAGCAACTGTGGCGCGGAAAGCGGTGGAACCATACGTTCCAATGTACACTTCGTTACCTACTACAAACGCTGTGGAATTTTGTGTGTGAACTTCTAAGTACCCTTTCCATGGTTGTGGACGACCCACAAAGAAGTACATCCTAGATCGTTCCGCACTTGTATCATTAGGACCTTCAGTGAGAGATTCTAAAAATTGTTTAGCATTGAAAATCCTAAACTTATCTGAAATAATAGCAGCCATTGTTTTTCTGTTCCGACGTAGTGTAAGTGCCTTGAGTTATTTATATTTATAGCAATATTTAGGAAATTGCGAACGGAATCAACTCATCCCCGTTTGATATGGAGTTATTACCCCGTACCAGAGTACATCCATCAAAAGTATTAGCAGTCTTAGATGCATATTGAATTACTGATCCACTAGTGGTGAATAAGTAACCAGAATCCGCAAAGTATGCAGTATTTAGCGCAGCTATGCTATTAGGTATTGTACCAACAGTAGTTGTAGTAGTAACTGGTTGTTGGATTGAAGGAGGTACAAGATTGAACTTGTCTCCAGCAGATGTGTACTGTGAGTCTCCCCTCTTACTGAAATCTCCAATAGTCAAACCACCAAAGAATGTTGAGACTTCTCCAATAGTCATACCAGATAATCCCATACCATCACTAAAGATACCATCATAGTGACCTAAAGTATATCCAACGTTGGTGATAGCATAATTTCCAACATAGTCACTAGTTACACTGAACAATTGGTTTCTGATTACTTGTTCGTTTCCACTTCTTTGAGTAACATAATACCTATCACCCACACCAGTAACCAGAGTTACCCCAGTACCAACTCTTTGTGCGATAGGATCATTTAAGAATGCAACTTCTTGATATCTGTCAACTACACCGCCTGGTGGAGGTGTAATTACAACTTCTGTAGCTCCCCTAGTAATTGCTAGTTCAGATGATGGAGAAATCTGTCTTTGTACTCTTCTTTCAAATCCACCTGCAGCAGATGATGCACTCACCATAGTGACATCAAATTCAGATTGGATGGATGCCATAGCAACAGATAGAACTGTTACATCCTCAATCTGTCTTAGATAAGCACCAGCAGACCAGAACTGCGCTGTTGTATTCTCGTAACCTCTAATTAACTGTATAAATCTATCAGAAAGTTTCTTATTGTAGAAGATAATTTCATTACCAATCATCAATCTGCCATTAGGAGCAAACTTGGTAGTGTCTGCAATGTAAGCAACTGAATCAGCAACGTCAAGATCAACCTGCAAGTATGCAGCATTCTCAAAGTAGTTGATATTACTAATTACATTATTAGGAATCTCAATCTGCTGAGTCTGAGTAATTACCTTAGTTACACTAGAAATAGTGTTAGCAGTTATAATATCCTGAATTTCTGCCTTGACATAAGATGCAGTACCTTGGATTCTTAGTACACCACCCTCTCCTTCAATCTCAACAGGATCTGGTTCAATGTAAACAATATTTGCACCGCCAGGTTGCTCAACGCCAATTGGCATATCAAACCCATTATCTACAATATTGGATGTTGGTAATCCAGTAGTTCCAGTTTGAATTATTGCTTCAAGTACAATGTCACGATCAGATGACATATGTAAAGGTAGAGAATTAATACCAGTAACTGAAGTAAGACCTGCTTCATCAATTTCAGAAACAACTGAGAAAGCAGTCATTCCACCAGTTTCAACAAATGGATTAATACCAATGTTGATTAGTGAAACACCAATATCTCTTTCTTTAAGAATATCAAATCTTCTGGTTGTAATAACCCTAGGTGCAGTAGTATAACCAGAACCACCAGTAACTAAATCAACACTAATTACTTGACCTTTGCTTACCAGAACATTAGCTCTAGCACCACCACCATTACCATCTAATGTTTCAAACTTAAGAATTGGTGGTGTAAAATATTGATATGCAGTAGGTTGTGTAATAGGATCATAACTACGCTGGTTCCATGTTAACTTGGTAACAGATCCATTCTCAATAATAGCGACTACAGATAGACCCTCACCTCTAGTGATTCCAGTATAAGTCTCGATTGAGACTGTACCAAAAATATCATCAGATGTTTGTTCATTAGGTCTTCCATCTTTACTGATAGCTTCAGTAGGAAGTCTCTTAATTTCCCTAAATCCTTCCTCACCTTCTACTCTAATCTTGTCACTATTAGCAAGATATACAAATGGTGGTTTATAAGTTCTACCATAGAACGTTCCAGACCACAATCCATTATCATCTTTTAGTAGTTTTCTATTTGCATCATCCTTGTTAAATGTAAGTGTTTGATTAGTAATATCTCCATCAACAATTACATTTGTTCGATCATAATATCCTCTAACACTAAAAGTAAAGTCCAAATCGCTTTCTATGACAGGGTTGTGGCATTTAAGTTCAAAAGCAACATTGTTTCCACTTCTAATTGGATTCTTAAGTTCACCAATAAGATTATAAGTTCCGTTAGCTCTTTGTTGCCAACAATGAATAGGTGTTCCAATTGCATCACCCATCCAAGCATATCCTAGTAATTGATCTAGAATAGGTGTAGCAGCAGTGAATGAGAATGTACCCTGTGCAAAATATGAATCAGGAGCAAAATCATAGATGTTTAGAACCTGACCAACATCTCTACCATAAAGATATCTAATATCAACATTATGCTCTTTCTTAATAGAATTAGTAAATGTAATATTAGGACCAGATACAGTATATGATTTTCCCTTTACCTGTAAAATACCATCTAAGAAAACATACATGCTGTCTTCAGATTCAATACTTTGTACAGTATTATCTTCTACATCCAGAATTAGGAAAGGACCGTTTCTAACACCATCAACTAAATTAAAGTCGATAGTAAGTCTCTTGTAGTTTCCTACACCAATACCTACAACTTTTTCCACAGCAGTTGGTTCGCCAATAGTCTTAGCACCTAAATCTTGATCCCATATAGGAGCTACGTCAAATTTAATTTTATTAGGAATAACAGTTCTGTCAATCCAATAAGAATCTTGTAATGGATAGTTTTCTGTAAACTTGGATCTTTGTAATACAGCGTTGATTGTGAGGAATAGATCTTCATCCTTTTCTGTATTAACTTCAGTATTATCATCCCAATATAATTCAAATTCTTTATTTTCCCCATCAATATAATCTGGAAGTGATCTTGTTACAGACTCTTCTCTAATAACATCGTCTAAGTTATCAAACAATGAATTCATTGCAGAAACTACAATAGCACATTCATTTGTAGGAAGTGAAGGATCTCCAAGAATATTGTAGTTGGAATAGCTAACATCGAGTGTCCAATTACCAGACTTATTAGAATTCTGTTTTGTCTTCTCTACAAGACCTTTACCCTCTGTAAGAATAGTATTAACAATACCATGATAGGTATTAAGTGTACTTTCTACTTCTGCACATACAGGTGATACAGAATCAACTAAAGCATCAGGATCTGTAGTTGGCAACTGATTTCTCATTGCCTGTATCATTAGATCTTTAGCATAACTAAATGTCGCAATTGTCTCAGTTAGAGATCCAGTAATATAACTTAATTCTTCTCCATAAGGATATTCCTTACTCTTATAGTATAACTGTGCTGCTTCTATAATCTTAAAGTTACCACCCTGTTTAAGATGATAAACATATGCATCTAAGATAAGACCAATATCTCTACCACACTTAGTTTCAATAGTTCCCCAATTAAGTGAAGGATATTGTGTTTGTGCCCATGACAATGATTCGGAAATAATATATGCTCTGTTAACATCAATAAGTTGTCCTGCCTTATAGAACATACCTTTGTTTAAACCACTCCAAGAGAATGATGCCTGTGTAGTACCAGAGAAAGATGAAGGAACACTAACAGTTACCCCAGGAGGTAGACTAAATGTGTTTCCAGGAGAAACAGCACCAGTGCTTGTAGCAATAGCACCAGTAGATGCTGTGCCACTTAATGAAGTGGTTCCTGTTGGAGCACCACCACCACCGCCAGAGTTAGCTAGTGCTGCATTGTTTAGTGTTACTTGAGTCTCACTGTCAATAGATACAATCTTTGTTCCTGTGGGATATCCTCTACCAGAATTTACAAATAAACCAACAGCAAGATCTTTAGTGCTACTAACAGTCATTGTAGTAGACCCTTGGTTGTAAGTGATTCCTATATCAATATAATCCCAATTTCTAATAGCAAGTTTTGCTAATCTAGTTGCATATTCAAAAATATCAATAGATTTCGTTTTATTGTTTTGAATATAAAGATATTCAGAACTACTATTAAAGATAGAAGAATAATCAATAGTTTTAATATTTCCACCAAACCTTAGGTCATGCTGATATGCATCCAAGATCGCTTTAATATTTCTTTCGTAATCATCTTGCTTAGTTGTCCAATCTAAGGTACTATAAGTTGCCTTACCATATCCAATAGTTTCGTTAGTAATAAAATCTATGTTTCTTTCAATTTGATTTGCAGCATCGATCCATGTGCCACTACGTTGGAAGATATTTCTTATCTTCTTAAGGTACCTTGTATTGTATTGTGCATCCTTAAATTGGAATACCTTACCATAGAAAGTAACACCCTTATAATCAGAACCATTTTTAGTTCCATCTCCCAATGGTGAATTAGAAAATGTAATCTGATCACCAGAGATTGTATATGCAGCACCTGGTTCTTGAATTACACCATCTAAAGTAATAATAGTACCATATGTTGATGATAGAGTGTATGGACTACCATCAACTAATACTTGGAACTGTGTAGTTCCTTGTAGTCTTCCATCCGTGTCAATGTATCCATCAAACGGTGCTGCAAGAGAGAGTTCAAATGTGCGAACTTCATTAAACAAGAACTCACTAGGAGCAGCAGTACCAAATGCTTTACGTATTCTCTGATTCTCAACTGTTTGTACAGTTTGAGTAACAATTCTACTTGTATTCTCAACAGTGATTTTATTCTTCTCTGGATCCCACAATTGAATGACACTAAAGTGTGATGCCTTTGGTGTCTCAACTGGCATCTCAGAACTTGCAGTAGCTTCTACATCTACTTGTCCAAATAACTTAAATCCTGCAGGGTGTGTTGTAGACTTAATTAAGTCACGCCACTGTTCAATAGAAGTTTTAGATTTTACAACATATGAATAATCTTGATAGAAGAAACTATCAATAATCTTCTGATTTGATACACCTAGTTTACCTCTATCAGATGTATAGTATCCTAAGTTGTCATAGAAACTAGAAATCTGTTCTTTGAAGGTAGAAACAAATACTTTACTTACAATTGCATCTACAGGGAATCTCAAAGACTCAATAGAAATGTTCTCACGAATAATACCTTGTACATTTGCAAGCTTGAGTAAATTAGATCCAAATCTCCACTCGGTAACAGTTGCTCTGAATACTTCTACATTATTAATTTTTTGAAGTACAGTTTCACCAATACTAAATTTACCATTGATGTTTTTAACAGCAACAATGTAGTTTGAACTGAAAGTAGAAGATACAGTTTTGTCTAGATGGAAAGCACCACCATTTGTAGTAAGATTAACACTCTTAGGAACACCAATAGATGTACTCTCTACATATGCTTCTACCTCACCTTCTACAATGATAATCTCAGGTGCAAATGTATATCCCTTACCTATTTTATCAACAGTTATAGAAGCAATCTCACCATTTCTAACTAAAACATTAAACCTAGCATCAGAACCATCACCGTTAGTAATAAAGACTTTTGGGTTTACATAATTAGAACCTTTATTAGTAATCTCTACACCAGTGATAGTTTTTGTTGCAACATCAAATTTAACTGTAGCTTCTGCTCTATAATCTGCAGTTGGATCAACACCAACAATAACAGGGACTTTCTTATAGTTAAGTCCTAGGTTTATAATTTGTGTCGTATTAATCTTACCGATAGCGAACTGACCAGTAGTAGTATAAGAAATGGATCCAGAACCATCCCAAAGAGGAGAACGGGTAACATCATAAACAAAACGATTAGGTGTGACATAGTTAAGTGTCTTTGTACCTTGTAAGGGATCTGTGATAATCTTAAAGAATGCATTTTCTGAATTTACTACATTCTTCTTATCAAAGTAATAGAAGTTAGTAAAATCAGTTCCTCTCTTTGTCTGATAGTTATTAGCAGCTAATCTAGAACCAAATCCAAACTTAACATCTGTATATGACCCTGCATTACCAGGAAGAACAGTAGTTTCTGTTTTCTCTACAGTAATTAAGTTGTAGTTGTTACTTGGACTAATATCAAAGTAAGTCCCAGTAAGACTAGAATGAGACGTATCAAACTTATACTTGTAAAATTCTTGTAAATCTATATTAGGATTGGGTACAAATGTACTATTGTCTTCTGAGAATTCAAAATTATAAACTACATCCTCTGCAGAGTTAACACGCACCAATCTTTGTGGATTACTACCATCAAAGAAACTAGAACTTAATACTACTTCGTTAGCTGTAGATTTAAGAGTACCATAATCATATAAAATCTCGATCTTATTAGTTGCGGGATCGTAAGACTGAATATATCCAGAATTACTACCATTAAAAATCTGGTAATTAGCAGTGAAGTTGTATTGTGGTTTATGTAATACTACTTCTTGTCCGTCAAAATGATCAACATCATTAGTTCCTTCTTGTCCTCTGGATACAAATAGATCACTTCCAGTAATACTTTCAATCTTTAGAACTTCATTTCCAATTTTAATTAAATCATTAGCAGCAAATCCTAATGCACTTTTAACTGTAACTTTTGTACCACCAGCAGGAACACCAACATGTCCAACATAAATTTGGAACCTTGCAGTAGATTGTGATGCACCAGATCTTACTAGATCCTCATCATCTACACCAAGATAATCTCCTCTTGCATATCCACTACCAGCATCTTGAATCTGAATACCAGATACTATGCCAGCGTCAGATACAGTGAATGTAGCAGTGGCACCAGTACCTGATCCACTAGTAAAAGCAACACCAGTGTAAGTACCAGCAGTATAATCAGCTCCACCATTAAGAATCTCATAACGACCAATACCTGTAAAGTCAATTGCAGACTTATTGCTAGGTGGCACAAGAATAGCTTCTTGATACAACCTCTTTCTTAAATAATAAGTTTTAGTTTTAGTTGTATCATCAGGATTAATGTCAATCGTTACCCGATCTTCAATTCCTAATCCATGAGGTTCTGTTGTTTCAATTAAAGCAACACGTTGATTAACATCAAATGGTTCTAATGCATCACTAAGAGAAGTAAGTCTTACAACCTTAGTTCCTGATGTATTGAATAGATCATCAGACTGAAGGAAGTAGTCATCATTAATAATCCAAGTTCCCTCAGTAACCTTGATCTCAACTACGTTCTGACTATTGGTTCCTTCTAATACTTCACCTTTAGCTATAGGTAGATTAACACCATCAGTTAAACTTAGAATTGCACCTTTAGTATATGAACTTCTCTCATCTAAAAGAATAGTAAATGTTTTAATAGTTGCAGAGAATGTTCCTGTTTCGTCAAACGTACCATTGACGTTTCTTAGTACAATTGTATTATCGTTCTTAACTGTACCCACAATAGAACCAGATGCACCAGATGAAGGTTGGTTTAGTGTATCATCAGCAAATAGATATGCAATTTGAATAGTAGTTAATTTAACTACTCTATCTTCTTTACATTCCAAGTAAGAAACATTCTTACCTTTGACTGAATTAACAATAGCTTCTACTTCAGAACCTTCTGTTCCTTTATTATCAAAGTATACTTGTGAGTTAATAGAGAAGTTGGCAGAAGAGTCTAATACATTAACTTCTTCTACATTTCCTTGCTTTACTTCTGCAATCTGAGCAATGACACCTTCACCATTTCTCTGCATACCTGCTTGATAGAATCTTCTAGAATTCTTTGGAATATCATCTTGATTGATATTAGAATTGTAGTTACTATCAACTGGCAGTGAATAAAAGTTTTCTCCTAAAAGGTATGGATATTGCGGTACTTGATTGCTATCAATAGTAATGAAATAAGCATAAGTTCCTTTCGGAAAGTCTGGGGTAATTGTAAATCTTCCATTGTTTTGATCTAATGTACCACTCTTATGAGTGTATGTGTAATCATTAACAAACGTACCCAGAGAATAAGTTGTCAATGAAGGACCATTAGAACGACTTCCATTTATAGCATAGCTAGAAGTCATCCTTACAATAGATGAGGTAGAATCTAAAGGATTCTCATATCCAAATGGACCATAGATTGGATTGCCATCATAAGCAAATCCAATAATAGGAGAATGAGTTTTTGTAGCAGGTTCAGTTCCTGCACTATTAATATTGTCGCTTAAAGCAACACGTAAAGCTTTAGGGTTAGCAGCATATCCATAACCATATTCTAATACGTTATTATAGTTTGGAAAGATGTAACCATATTCAGTATCTAATTCATTTTCTAATTTTTCAAATCTATTAAAATTCCATTCTTTGAGAAGAGGAATACCAGTTGCACTATTACCAACTGGAATGACATCAACAATGACAGTAGCTTGATTATAGAAGTTTCCTTCTGAAATCTTATCAAATCCTGTAATTACACCATCAGTATTAACAATAGAAGTATACTCTGCAAATCTACCACGACCTGCATTATCTCTTATTCTAATTAATGGGGCAGAAGAATAGAATTCTCCACCAGTATTAATAACAAGACTAGTAACCTTACCACCTGTTACAACAGCACTTACAGATGCATTACGACCAGAGGTGATAGTGATATCAGGAGTTCTTGGGAAAATGTCTTGTGTGTCAACAATAATACGTTCTACAACCTGACCAGCAAGGATTGCTCTAGCTTTGTTTGGAACTTGATCAACTAATACAAATGGAGGTGTTGCATATCCAGTACCTCTAACATCAATCTTAATTTCTTCTAGTTTACCAAACCTAACACTTTCTGGATCTTTGTAACTATAGAAAGGTACACCATTAAGACCAATACCAATATCTTTTCTAGGTGTCTTGTATTCTTCTGTAGTTCTAGTTGCTTGCTTTCTAATGATACGAAGCAATTTCTGATCTAATACTTCTTCATTAACAGTTGATCCATCTAAGATCTTGTGTGATGGATAGCTAGAACTTGTGATATAATAATACTGTTCGTCTTCAAAGATCGCTGATACATTAGTAGAAACTTGATCTAAGGAAGATGTAACTGATGGAAGCGTAGGCACATCGACTGCAGCACCTGAACTTAACAACCATCTGGTTTGATTAGTACCAGTCTGAACAATCTTTGAATCGGAAGTTTCAAATCCTGGATTTGAGATTTGAATCTTGTCCCCAATAGCAGAATATGGTTGTGCATCAGATGGTTGTAGGTTGTACACAACACCTAAGGTCAGTAGAACAACACCAGGACCACTAATGGTTACTGGTTTGTATACTGAAGACCCTACTGCATGTGGAAGAGCAGTCTGTGCCGTCCTTTCATCAATAATAAACTGTGTTACGTTCTTACTAGAAAAAGTAATCGTCTCATCACCAATTAATACTGATCCTGTCTTACCCCAACCGATAGTAGAGAAGACATCAATTCTATCCCCTGAGATCGCAGTCCCTGACAGGGTTTTTCCAAGCTTAGTTTTAGTAGATACTTCAAATGCACCATTAACTGTCTCAGGTGCTAATACAATATTATAGATTACTTCACCATCTGATGTACCATCAGCAAAAACATTATCTATAGTAGAATCAGCATAACCATATTCTTCAGTAGCTGTCTGTACAATCTTCTTTCCGACCAGACTCTTTACATCTCCAGACACAACCTTACACTTAAGTGCATAAACGTTGGTCCAATCTGCTTCGGAAGATTTGTATGTAAAATCTCTTGGTTTGTATACTTCTGGTTTGTTATCTGTTGATTTAGCAACAACAGTGTTAAAAATAAACTTGATGGAACTTGTAGTTCCCTTAGCTTTGTAAAACTTCTGAATATTTTTGATCAGAGTTCTCTTATCTACCTCACCCCTAAGATACTTTTCGGGGAAAGAACCTAGATACTGACTTTCAAAGTTTTTAACTAATGCATATAGGAAGAGGTTACTTACGTTATGAACCTTCTGTCCAGCAGCATGAGCACCAGCTACCGTTGTTGTGAAGCTAGTAGACTCATATAGGTCTCCAAGCGATGTATTGCCACTGACGCCCCTAGAGCACTCTCTCAGCTCTGTGTCTGTTCTAGAGGCATAGAAGATGATCTCATCATCAATTCTTACATACCCGTTTCTTTTTGGAAAACTCGTCGCATCTTCTAATACAATTGTATCATCAGAACTAGAAATACTAGTGTCCAAGATAGCAAACTGTCTAAGAATATTTTGTTCATAAAAATTTATATCTGCGTATTTTTGGATATTATTGATAATGTCCAGCGTACCACCTTGCACCTCCTGTGCTTCATAATACTTCTGAACGAACTTACTAAAGAGTTCATATTCATCTGTAATAAAAGCAGGAAGCTGTGTCTCAATGAGAGTGGAAATTCTCTTAGTCTTTACAGCAGGCATTTACTTTACTCTTTGTATGCAGTGAACGAGGAATTAGCAACGTCAACGTCAAGATAGACCTCACGGAGTGCCTTGATATCATTATAACGAGGTTTAACTCTAAGAGAAATGCGATTATCAAAGAAACTACCTTTAATGATAGTTAAGCTGTACATTATCAATTCACCTTTAGCATAATAAATATCGCCAACTTCCTTGTCGAGGACAACCTTTTCACCAGTTACGCTATCTAGAGTATATAGGACAATTTTACTATCCCTGTCCTCTAGATACACGTCATAATTAGGATATTCAGTGACCCTAAACCCAGTGGATGACAGGACTGGATCATCACAGTCCTTATCAAATTCATTTTGGAAACACACTTCGTAATAGAAGGTGGAGTTAAGAGAAGGATAAAAATCCTTTCTCATTGTAACAGATGTTAGGTTAGAATTAATATTGTTATCCGAATCATCAATAACACCTACTATTTTACTATGTCTAAACTTACCATTAAACTTCTCGGTATTAGAAGTATCCAGATAAGACTGTACGTTACCAATAACTCTGTCTCTAATCTGTGATGGTGTCTGATCAGTAGATGCTCCGTTATAATAAATCTTACTACTCATCTCAACGTATAGAATAGAAGGATCAACTAGCTTAGGTTCAACAGAAGCTACAACATACTGCTTAAGATCTGCAACAATTTTCTGTTTTGTTAATGAAGTAAGGTAACTTTGGTCTTTTGGTTTCAATGCAATGAAAACTTTACCATATTCTGGTGGTTCTTGATCCTCTCCACCAAAAATAATGATGTCACTGGTTGCTGGATATACTTTTCTTACAATTGCCTCATAGTCCTGAGCGGTCACTGCACGGTCTTGTGTGCCGTATGACTTAGGAGCGGTATATTTGATCTTCTGAGTGCTTTCAATCTCCTCACCGCCCGAAGAAGCAACGCTAGAGGTAATGTTAGTAATAAACGAGCTAGGAGACACACCATTAGGGTTCTCTAGCACACCAGAAAAGATAAATGTATTCACACCATTACTTTCAGGACCAGATGTGGTCATGTAAGATACTTCAACTATAGAATTATCTTCTAGTTTCCTACCCAGTACACTATCACCCATTAAAATTTCATATCTTCCATCTTCAATCTCATCAAGGAAGAATACTTTTGAGTTACCATCAACACCTAAAATATTGTCTGCTACAAGGTATGGTTCGTTGAAAGTACCTCCAGTAGGGTAAACTGCTACACTGATTGTGTTGGTATCGATATTTTTATTGTCTAAAATAAATCTTTGTGATTTTGATGCAGTATCAATAGTAAAATTATCAACTACTTGTGATCCTTCTATAATAGGAACATCAGTAAATGTAGCTACATTATTGACAACTTGTGCTTTTACATCTATAGGTGTAACATATTGATAGATGTTGTTGTCATAAGTCGCAATAAATCCTGTTCCTTTCCTAAGAATTAGTTCTGTATCAAATGTTGGTGTATTATATGTTACTGTAAAAGAGACATATGCAGTAGGAGACGTTGCACTTTTGGGTCTGTACCCTAGTTGCTTCGCAATCGCTACTACATTGTCCCTCAAGGTGGCAGAATCAATGAATAGTTCATTGACTACCATGTTAGTGTTAAACGCCGTATAGTAGGTATTATACGCTAAGACATCAATCAGGTTAGCTAACGCACTACCTTCAAAGTCATAGTCAGTAAATTCTGCTTGCCCTCTCAAATAATCTTTGAGAGTTACTTTGATATCCTCAAAGTCTAAATTAGCAACCTGTGTATAAGGCATTATCGTGTACGCTCTAAGAAGAATTCTGCCGCTACTGGTTTATCTTGTCTACCAACAATAGTATAGTACAATTCAACAGTATAACCATCGTTCTCCATATCTGGATCACAAATAACATCCTTAAGGGTTACTCTAGGTTCATAACGATTAATAGTATCACTAATTTTACTCTTATAATGGCAGATGCACCATAATCTAGAGGTTGAAATAGTATACTTCTTAAATCCGAACCTAAGTCAGGTTGAAATAGTCTCTCGCCCGTATTTGTTTGAAGCAATGCCGCTATTGATTGTGTAATAGCTGCACCATCCTTTACCGTTACCAAGTCATTGGTAACAGGGTGCTTCTTAAAAGTAATA